CGACCATCGCGTTCACCGCCTCGAGCCCGCCGGTGCGCGCCAGATCGTCCGGATCGCTGCCGTCCGGGGGGAAGGCGAAGCGCAGGCTCTTGCCCGGCTCCATGACCGGCAGCGCGCGGTAGGCGGCGCGCGCAGCGGCCTTGCGACCCGCGTTGTCGCCGTCGAAGCAAACCGTCGGGACGTCGACGATCTTCCACGCGAGGAAAAGCTGGTGCTCGGTGAGCGCGGTGCCGTTTGGTGCGACCGCAGCGTCGAATCCTACCGCGTCGAGCCCGATGACATCCATGTAGCCTTCGACGATCAGCAGCCGCCCCTTGGCGCGCGCCGCAGGGGCCGCACGGTGCAGGTTGAACAGCGCGCGGCCCTTGTCGAAGACAGGCGTGTCGGGTGAATTGAGATACTTCGGCTCGCCATCGCCGAGAATGCGGCCGCCGAAGCCGATGACACCACCCCGGGCGTCGTGGATCGGAATGATGATGCGCCGACGGAAGAAATCGTAGGCGGCACCGGTGTCGGGGTTGCGCTTAACAAGACCCAGCTTCTCTAGGTCGGCGGAGTCGACTCCCTCCAGCGCCGCCATGAGCGGCGATAGCTGGCCGGGCCGAGAGTTGGGCGCGAAGCCGATGTTGAAGCGCTCGATCAGGCCATCGCTGATCCCCCGCCCCGCGAGATATATCTTCGCATCATTGTCAGCTTGCAACTGACCGGCGAAGAACCTTTGAGCTCGAGCGTTGATGTCGACGGTCGCATCGCGGCGCTGCGCGCGCTCCGCGGCCTGTGGGTCGGGCGCCGGGACTTCCATGCCGGCCGCGGCCGCCAATTCCTTCACCACGTCGAGAAACTGCATGCCGTTCTGCTCCATCATCCAGCGGATCACGTCGCCGTGCGCGCCGCATCCGAAGCAATGGTAGAAGCCCTTCTCATCGTTGACAGTGAAGCTGGGGGAGTTCTCCTGGTGGAACGGGCAGCATGCCTTCCACTCGCGCCCCGCCTTCTTCAGCGGAGTCGACCGCTGCACGACCGTCGACAGGGACGCCCGCGCGCGCACCTCGTCGAGAAAGGATGCGGGGATGGTCATGCGCGGCGCTTCGCGCGCTGCTCGAGCACGTCCGCCCCGCTGGCACAGGTGCATATCTCCCACTGGCAGTAGCCCTTGGGAATGAGCCCGCTGTCGTCGCAGCGTCGGCATCCGACGTCGTCGACGCGCTTCATCAGCTAACGCGCCAGCAGCGCACGAATTCGCCCCTGATCTGGCGCGTCGTGAAGACCGTCTTGACGGCCGTGCCGCAATTCCTGGCGAACGTCGAAGCCGCGGCGCTCACGATATTCTGCGTCACGATCAGCGGCGCGCCGCCCACTTGGGCGGGGGAGCAATCGAAGCTTTCGCCGGGCTGCATCCTGCCGAACGGGAAAGCGGGGCGCTTCCACTTCTGGTTTCGCTTGCCGGAGCGTTCTCCCTGGACGGGCACGCCGCGCATGACGCGGAATTCGCCGACGCTGGTGTCGGCATGGTCGAACAGGTCCATCAGACATCTCCCTTTGCGCGGGCATAGCAAGGCCCGCAGATGTAGCCCTTGCGCCGGCCGAGCGCGGGAATGATCCAGCGTTTCCAGCCCCGTTTCTCGACAGCGCGCTCGAGCGCCCGCTGGGCGTCGGCAATGACGCCGATGCTGTCGACGGCAAGGCTCCGGCCGCGCAGGCTTTCGCACGGATGCTTCACGTCCCGGGCGCGCGGTTGGTCGGAAAAATCACAGGTCACTTCAAGACGGATCATGGGCAAGCCTTTGTTGGGGGAGGGTCAACGATCTTGCCAGATTGAGCGAAGGTCGCGCACGAATTCGCGCGCGACGTCGTAGATGATCGAAAGCGCGATCGCACCGATGCTGACTACCAGCTTCACGGGCTGGATGACGATGAGCAGCGCCGTCCAGCCGCAGCGTGCCAAGAATGCGCCGACGGGGCGTAGGGTCGGCCAGGAGGGGCTTTGGCCGCTGTCAGGTTTGGGCATTGTCGTTCCTTTCGCGGACGCGCTTGGGAAAGCGGGTGTAGTGCTCGAGCCAGACCCACGTTCCATTGTTGGCGCGGACGGGGAGCCATGCGAAAAATGAGCCGCATCGGTTTCCACGCCGTAAGAGACGGCGGAACGGGCGAAGGATGTGTGGCCGGCGAATTCTCATGCTGCCTCCTATGCTGGGAAACCGTCGTGCAACTGGCCGTCGAGGATGCGCCCCGCTAGTTTCTTGCCGACGTGACTGATCCACGCGATGCCAGGCTCTATCCGATCATCGTCCAACGGGCTCCAATGCTGGCCGTTAAGCGCGATGAACCCCGACGGAAGATCGATTATCGTCGGCGCCCACTCCCCCCATTGCTTGAACAGGAACGGCACGCCGGCCACGTCGCACTGGTCGCGGATATACCTAACCCAATCCGGGTGCATCGGCCGCGCACCGGGGCCGCTCTCGCCGCCGGCGATAATCCAGTTGAGCGGCGGAAGCCGCGTCGGGCAATAGTCGCCGAACATCCCCTCCAGCCTCCCGGTAAGCGCGTCCAGCCGCTCGGCGCCCCGGAACCGCATCGTCGCCAACTCCCGCAGGTTCACCGGCCCCAGCAGCGGCTCGATCGACAGAAAGCGGATTACGGCCGGTGCGACGAGTAGACTCGGTATGTCGCGGTTAGCCTCTTCCTGGTTCACGACGGTAGCGCCCAGCCAGACGTGCGGCGGCAGCGTCTCGCGGCCCATGTCAGAAAGCATCACGGTCACGTTGCCGACGCGCTTCGTCAACAACAACCAATCGAGGTTGGGCGTCTTGTCGATCAAGTCGAACAGATCCAGCCGCCATTGCGGGTCGACCGCGTTGTCGAAGACGTCGGCCAAGCTGGCGCAGAATACGCGCTGCTTGCGGCCGTGCTTTTCGGCGAAGACCGCTGCCTCCAAGTTCCACCGGAGCGGCTTTACCCAATTCGAGGCGCTGGTGCGTCGCCGCGGCGCACCCGACCCCCAATTCGGCGCGATTCCGCCGCCGAAGCGCGCGTTGCGGGTCTCGGCATAGCAATGATCGCAGCCGGGGCCGACCTTCTGACACCCCTCCCACGGGTTGAACGTGTGGTCGCACCATTCGATCTTCGTGTTCTCGCTCATCCCTCTATTTCCTTTTGGTCGCGCACGACTGCGATGATGGTGAATATACCCGCCAGCAACAGGACCATCTCGTCGGTGATTACGACCGGCGTCTCGGCGGCCTGCATGACGGCGCGGGCGCCGAACCAGAACAGGACCGTCAGCACGACGAATAGCACGACGTCTCGGCCCTTCATGATGTCTTCTCCGGTAGATTGGCCTTGCGGACGCGGGTGCGCGCCTTCTTCGCCAGACCGGGGTTGTCGCCCCGCCGTGGAATCGCGCGGACAACGCCGTCACTTTCCTCGACCATGACGAATTCTTCGAACGGCTTGTCGAGCCCCTGCGGCTCGATGACCGGCGAACCGATCGCGAACCCCATTCGCATCTGGATCGCCGCGAACACGGTCAACAGGCGTTCCAGTTGAACGCTTGTCGACGCGAGCTCGGCCCGGCTTTCCCGGTGGCGCTGTCGCTCGTGCGTGAGGGAATCGAGCGTCGCCTTCAACGCGGACTTGGTCGCGGCCAGTTCGTCGCCCGCCTTTTCGCCGGCGGCGAGCAGCTTGGCAAATTCCCCCAGGTCGAGAGGCTTCAGCTTCACGTTCTCGAGCGTTTCGCCATGGCGCGGCGTGCGGCCGGAATCATAGGTCGCGAACAGCGGGAATTGCACCCGCTTCAGGAAGTCGGCCCCGGGCACCCACACGAACGCCTCGCCCACGCCCAGGCGCGCGATGTCCTTCTCGACGCCCGCGGCCGCTTCCGGATCGTGGGCCTCCATCCAGCCGCTAAGGGCCTTGCGATCGTGCACGGTTGTCACCTTCATGGCGACCAGGGTCTCGGCTTGGGAGAGAAGGTTCTTGTTCAACACCGCGGGGCGCTGGGTGAGCATCCACATGAAGATGCCGCGTTGGCGCCCCTGGCGCACCAGCCGCTCCATCCGGTGAAGGAGGATAGCCTGTTCGCCGGATAGGCGCTGCGGGGCAAGCTGGTCGGCTTCGTCGAGGAACAGCGTGATCGGCGCTCGATTGTGGTCGAAGAACGCTTCGGCGAACCCGGTCATGAACCGGCGCATGCCGGCGACGCTGAAACCCGACAGATCGATAATGAAATTCTCGCTCGAGCCCGCCAGGATGGTGCCGAGCGTCTTGCCCATGTCGTCGGTAATCTGGACGTCGGCGTGATCGCCGCCGAACACGATGATCTTGAACTCCGAGGCGGTCTTGCCGCTCTTGACCAGCCGCGCGCCCCACCAGTCGCCCTTGGGATCGATGACGCCGGCGCGGTGGCCGGCACGCAACTCGTGCTCGAGCAGAAGACGCGCGGTGCCGGACTTGCCGGAGCCCGCACGACCGAGGATCGCGCCATGGTCGCACAACGCTACTTCTGGAATGGGTAGTTTAGGGGGAGGGGACATCAGCCCTTGGATCCTTTGAAGCCGAGACGCACGGTTGCCGGAACCTTCATCGGCTCACCGGTGCGGGGATTGCGGGTGAAGCTCTCGCGTCGGTGGCGCTGCACGAACGTGCCGAAGCCGTTGAGCATCAGCATCTCCCCGCCGGCGGTGAGCCGCGTGACACCGGCAAGCACCGCGTCGACAGTCGCCTTCGCGTCGGCTTCATTTAGTCCGAGATCTCGCCGCACCTGTTCGATCAGGGCGGTCTTGCGATAGCTCATTGCTGCGCTCGCTTATCGGGCTGGCCCTTGGTTAGATGAGCGCGTTCGGCGATGCCGAGGAGGGTAAGCGGCCACGTTCGGGTGCCGGGCATAGATGGTGCACACAGGCCCTTTCGCTTCAACGCGAAGCCGGTTCGCTCGCCATGTGGCATAGACGCGGGGGCATCCCCCCACCACGACCGGCAGGGTTGGCGCAACAGCGCTCGCCGCTGCGCCTCGCTAAGCCCCGCCGCGATCTTCGCCACATCACTCATGTCCCAACGCCCCCACCAGCCCGACCACATCGCCGGTTGGCTGCTCCTCCCAAAGCTGCGTCTCGTCGCACCATATACGCCCGGTCGGGGTGACTGTTTGCAGAGAAACTTTTATTTCGTTTGCGGTCACGCGAAAGTCGGTGGCCACCCCTGCTTCTTCGGTCAGCACCATGAAACACGCCGCACAAACCATGTCGCCGAACCTCGCCTCTCCGTTGATGCAGCCGCCTCGCATAACTGCGTTCCACAAGGGCGAAGGGGCTGCCCATGATGGGTTCTGATGACCGCAGCGGTTACACGTTTCTGCATCGCCGGTTGGCTGCGCCTTCTCGGTGTTGTCACTCATGTCCCGTTCCTTTCGCGCGGACGCACGCCGCAGCTAGTGCGAGTGCGGGGGTGGATGCTTTGCCTTCGATGTGCTGGTCATCGGATGAGTGACCCCATATCGTATCGCCACCGATCCGCGATATGCTGGTTTCTTTAAGCCATGCCCGCGTGATTGGCCCCTTGTCGGGATGAGGCCATTCCTCGAAGCCGCGAACCCACCCCTCCGGCACGAGCGTAATAGCTGCGCTCTCGTATGCCTTGGCGTTGAGCAAATCGAAGAACCGGTCGGAATCCTCTAGCGCCAGCCCATGAATTGCGATGAACGCCAGCTCCAGCATCTCCCGCTGTTGCTCGGCGGGCGCAGCTTCGATCTTCGCTGCGAGGGCTTCATTGGTCATGGGTCGAGCCTTTCGGAAAGCATGGAGCACCCCGCGAAGAACGCCATGGCCGCGAACGCGATTACAAACACGCCAAGTGCGGCAAGCCACCCGCCCAGGAAGCCCGTAGCGAGCAATATAAAGATGGGCGGCAGGGCCAGAACAAACTTGGCCGCAGCTTTTCTAGGTGTCATGACTTTCTCCAATGCTGGCGAGAGCGGTGCGGCAATCTTCGGCTAAATGAACTGCCGTCATTACGCAGCGGTCCTCGTTCCAGTCGAATTGCGGAGCCTTGCAAGCAAACTCACCGGATCGAACCACTAATGCACGCAGGCTGGCGATGGTGTCTGCTGCGTCAATCATGGCGCACCAAGCGTGCATTAGATCTGCACCATCATAATCGCCGGATTTCAGGATAACTCTTAACTCTCGCAGCCTCGCTTCAATATCATCCATGACTAGCATCCTGTTCGGCGCACTTGCGTTCGGCGGTCATTGCCAAATTCCTTCGCGCGTCAGCACGGCGAAATCGGCCAACCGGTCGCTGATGAGCCCGCGCAGGTAGTCGCGCCGCTCTTTCGAGGCGGCGACCATGCGGCCCTCTTCAGCGCTGGCGATCGTGTTCACGGCATCGGCATCGGCCGCGGCGTTCACGCGCGTCTCGACGTCGACGGCCCATCCTCGCCATTCCTCTTCGGTCGCGGGGATGTCCGCCTGGCCGGCAGCGACAGGGTCCTTGGCCTTGCCCGCCTGCCTAACCTTCGCCCGCTTCTCCTGCTGGGCCTGTTCGACAACCACGCCGTCATCGTCGCCAAGATCGATGTCGGCACCAGCCTGCGCCCCTTGGCGGTCGGCAATCGCCTGGCGCGTCGGTCTGGCGGTTTGCGCCGGCGCGGGAAGGCTCTCTTGGCCCGGCTGCATCTCGGGGAACAGCGCATCGGCCTCGGCATCCCTGATGACGATGTCGCGGTTGCCTAGGGGGAGGGTCTTGCGGTGTCGGCGGATCGCGGATTTCTTCGACATCTCGCCGGGCCACCGTTTCCAGACCATGTCCGTCTGCGAAGCGCCCTGGATTGCGCCGAGGTCTTCCTTGGTCAGCAATTCGAACGTCATTGCCCCGCTGGCCCATGTAGCGACCGAGTAGGCGGCGATGATGTCGCCCCGCGGTCCGTCCAGCTTGGGAATGTGGTGAATGCCGGGCGCGGTGCCGCGTTGGACGTGATATTCGTCGTTCGCGCGGATGACGTCGGCGACGATCGACTTCACTTCGCCACCGCGAAGCACTTGCTGGATCAGCCCGAACGCCATGGGCATGTAGTGGGCGAGCTTGACCTTGCGCTCGCTCGCCTTGTTCTTGTCGTAAGTCATCTCGCGGCCGACGATCACCGCCTCGCGGCCGTCGATCCGCAGGCCGTCGTAAGCCGCCTTCATGCACGCCTGGACGATCGATTGCGCCTCGCAATCGAGTAGTGCCGGGTTGCTGCTTAGAGCGTTCGTCACGTTCGCGTAGAAGCGCTCGAGCGGAAGATCAGGCGGGAGAAGTCCGATGATGTCGTCGGCGTGCTTGCCGAGCGTCGCCAGCACTTGCGACAATTTCTGCGAGCGGCTGGTGTTGGCGTTGGCGCTCACTTGGCGGCTCCTGCGCCGCCGATGAGGGCGGCGATGATGGTCCGGATATTGCCCACTGTCGTTTTGCCGACGCGCGCATAGGCGTTGATTTCCGGGCAACCTTCTTTGATCGCTGAGTCTATCCCTGCAACCTCGATTGCTAGTTGCTCCGCCAGCCCCTCGCGCTCGCGCGATGCTGCGCTGTTCGTGTCGGTCATGTCAGTGGCTCTCATGCCTCGATCCTTCCTGTCATTTTACGCGGACCCCGGTGCCGACAGTGGTTTCGATCCCGGGGATGGTGGGCAGGTGCTTGGCCATAGACCGCACAACCTGGATCACAGCGGCATGCACCGTCGGCGAATTCATGATGAAGTCTGGCACCGCGCGGATGTCGGTGACGCGGTGGTGCTTGATCTCGGCCTGGGTGACGCGCGCGCCAAGGTCGCCGACGATCTTGCTGCGCCGCGCCGGCTTCAGCGGGGGAGCGGTCGCGTCCGGCCCATTCCTTTGCTCGCTACGGCCCTGACGGGTTTCCCACTGGATTGAAGTGTCATTCGGGTCGATTTCCTTCGCCGGCCCTTGCGCGGCGAAGAACGCGTCCTGCTCCGCCGCCTGTTCGGCGATGCGCTTGTCCTCTTCGGCAGACCATTGCTCGAGCCGGCCGGCCAGCGTGTCGGCAGCAACGCGCAGCGGCTCGAGGAAGCGGTCGCATTCGGCCTTTCCGGCGTCGGCCGCCTCCCGATAGGGCTTGGTGAGATCGATGCGGTCGCGCTCGAGCGCCTGCTCGACTTCGCGAGCGACCTTGATGATGTCGCCAGCCTCGCCCGCGGTCAGCCGGTCGACAATCGCCTTGGCGTTGGCCTTGCCGACGATATAGGCGATGCGCTCGGATTTCGCCGGCGTCTGTGCCTCGCGTTGCGCCGCGATCACGGCGTCGACCGGGCTCGGCGCAAGGTTGTGGCCAGCAGGCGCGGGTGGCGACGGGCGCTCGTCAGGGATCATGCTCACAGCGGCGTTCCGTCACGATCGACGACTATCCACTTATTCCAGTCGCGCAGGGGCACAGCGAACATATATGCGCCTGGCCGGCGGACGATCGCGCTTCCTTCCACGATCCCGCACAGGCGGACCGGAGCCTTTATTTTGGGATGCAGGCGAAACTCCTTTTTCATGGCAGCGCGCACGTCATCGGATCGATGCGCCCCCCAAGCTGCGAGTAGGGGTCCGTCTCGTCGTTCCCCGCCGCCCACTCGGCCCGCTCTAGCCGGTAGCGGTAGTCGACTTCGTCGATCGGATCCTTCGCGCAGCGCGGCCAGACATCGTCCAGCGTGTCGAAGCGCAGCGGCCCAACACGGATCGGCTGGTCTTCAAGTCGCTGGAAACCGACCTGGATCTGCCACCGTGGCGACCGGTCGAATTCTTCGCCGGTCACAGGATCGGTCGGCGGGCCATACCAGACACGGACCGGCACGCTGACGCGCCGCGAACGGTCCATGCGGATCAGGTAGAAGCCCTCGATCAGCGGGTCGGCGCCGCCGCGGGCGTGGATGAAAGGATCGGGGATCATGGCTGGTAGACGTAGACGTCGGCGCTTTTCACCGACCGGCGATAGAAATGCCGTCCTGCGTCCAGGGCCGCACGACTCGGCGGGTCCGGGCGCTCCATGATGCGTTCGCCGTGCCCGTCCGGGGCGTCGACATACTCGATGTTCTCGAGGTCGACGCGCAAGATCTGTGATTTGCCGTCCAGCGGCCCGCCGACGAATCGGGCGACTTTATCTGCCAAAGGCTCTCTCGCGATTATGGAGCGGGCACACCGAACGCACGGGGCGGGGAATGCGACAGCGAGCACGGCGGCCCGCTCCGGTTGGTGGTCTACGCGTTGCCGCGCCGCAACCGTATGGCGGGCTTAAAGCCGGGGTGCAAGAGGAAATCGTAAAGCCCGCTTTACAACCCGCTTCAGCCCCATTAGGCGGGGCTTCATGACCACCAGCACAGTATCGGACCTGACAGTCATCGACCGAATCGGGACGGCTGCGCTCGTCGAGCACTTCCGGATCACGCGCCAGAACGTCTACTACTGGCGCGTCAAAGGCATCCCCCGGCAATATCGCAAGGCGATGGTTTTGCTGGGGGAGTCGCTTAACCACGATATGAGTGATTTCGCCGCCGACGAAGCGGCATAAGCGAAGCCGTGCGCGTGGTGCGCGTGGCCAATGAGGAAAGCCCCATGGCTAGAACAGCAGGCAGGGATACGGTCGCGGCCGACATGCGCCCGACAGACTACCGCGGCGCGGTCAATCGCATGAAGGCGATCAAGGCCAAGTCCGACAAGCAGAAGTCGATCTCGAGCGAAATCGGCGACATCTACGCCAAGTGCGAGGGCGTGCACGGCGTCAACAAAGCCGCCGCCAAGATATTCCACGGCCTGTCGAAGCTCGAGCCTGAAGGCGCGCTGCTCGTGTTCCGCGATCTCAACGGCCTGCTCGACGCGGCCGGCTTCGCCAAGGAAGGCGCTGATCTGGTCGACCAGGCCAGTGACAACGTCGTGTCCATGCGATTCGGCGCCGGAGCGGGCGATGACGGCGAGGAAGGTGGGATCGACGACGCGATCGAAGAATTCGCCGACGACGGCGAGAAGCCGACCGACGACGACCCGTTCGAAGAGGCGAGCTCTGAAGAGTTGGCCGCGCAGAAGCCGCGCGCCGAGTCGGCCGAGAAGAAGGCCGTTGGGCGGGCGAAGAAGGCGTTCGGGTCCGGCCCTGCGCCCGAGCCCTACACCGGCTACAATTTCGACCTGGCCGACGGCAACGCATGAAAATATCGGCGCTCGCCCTCGATCTGGCGACGACGACAGGATGGGCGTGGCATGCGGAAGGTATGCCACGCCCTTTCTTCGGCGCGTTCCGGCTCCCCGGCGACCCGGGCGAGGTAGGGCGTCCCGCCGATGCGCTCGAGCGTTGGCTGCGCCAGATATTCGTCGACACGAAGGCCAAGGGCCTGCCGATCACGCACTTCTTCTTCGAAGCGCAGCACGTCGGCATGAAGATCAATATCGACACCGTCTACCGGCTGATCGCCCTCGGCGGGGTTGTCGAAAAATTTGCCTACCAGACCCGCCCGCCGGGCCAGAAGAAATCGTGGTGCTACAAGGTCCACATCTCGGAATGGCGCAAGCACTTCATCGGACGCGGAGCGGGCTTCAAGCGCGGCGCCGACAAGAGATACCTCCCCGGCGAAGACCCGAAGGAACTGGCAATCCAGAAGTGCGCCGAATTTGGCTGGCACACAGATGTTGCCGACGCGGCGGAAGCACTCGGGATCCTCGACTTCGGCCTGTCCATGATCCCGCACTATAAGCGCCCTTGGCGCGATGCCCTCTTGATGAAGTCGATGGAACGATGACCGCCAGCCCCAAAGCCGATAACCTGCCGCTGCCGCCGCTGCCGACGGAGAAATTCGGCGTCATATCGATCGATCCGCCGTGGCACTTCCGCAGCCGCGCGCCGTCGCAGAACCCGGAGTCGGAGCGCAGCCCGCAAAAGCATTACCCGACGATGGACATCGACCGCATCGAGGCGCTGCCGATCAAGCAACTCGCCTTGCCTGACTGCTTCGTGTTTCTCTGGATTACCGGCCCGCTCTTGGTCTTGGGCGTCCACAACCGCCTGTTCCGGGCGTGGGGCGTGCGACCTTCGTCGACGGCGTTCGTTTGGATCAAGACATTCCCCACCTTCGACATGGACAGGCTTCGAAGCACACCCCTGCTCGAGCACGATCTGCACACGGGGATGGGGTTTACGACGCGCCAGAATGCCGAATACGTCATGTTGGGCCGGATAGGATCTCCCTCTCGAGCTCGAGCCGACATCCGCCAGGTCATCGTGAGCAATCGCGCGGAGCACAGCCGCAAGCCGGCCGAGTATTACCGCCGCGTCTCGCACTACGCCCACGGACCCTATCTCGATATGTTCGCCGGCGCCGAGCGCCCGGGGTGGACATCGTTCGGCTGGTCTCATCGTGAAGGCGAGCGTGCTGTCGACGCGGCGGTGCGGGGGTGAGCAGCGCCGGCGACCGCCTCATCAACGAAGTCGCCGAAGCCGCCCTTCTCGGCGGGCTCATGCTCGACAACGAAAAGATCATCGCCGTGGCCGACCTGGTCGCGCCCGACGATTTCTCCGATGCGCTCAACGGCCGGATCTACTCGGCCATGCTGCGCTTCGCCGCCAAAGGGATGAAGGCCACGGCGATCACCCTGCGCCCGCTGTTCGCGAGCGACGGGGATGCGCGCTACGGCGAATATCTCAACGATCTGGTGTCGGCGCCGGCGGTCCGCAACGCGATCGACTCGCTGGCGGCGCAGGTCGCCGACCTGGCATCCCGCCGGACCGTCCGCACAAAACTGCGCGAAGCGATCGACAGCATCCACGACGATCTGGACATCCCCGTCGACGCGATCACCGGCAAGGTGGAAAGCGCCGGCTGGGCGGCCGCGGCCAAGCGCCCGGAAGACGTGTCCTACTCGCCCGGCGGTCTCGTGGGGCTCGCCCGCGCGCGCATCGAGCGGATTGCCGACGATCCGGGCGCCGCCGGGATCAGCAACGCCTTCGTCGACGAATTCGACAGCGGGCTCGGCGCGCTCGAGCGGGGCACCTACAACATCATCGCCGGCCGCCCTGGGATGGGCAAGTCGGCGCTCGCATCGTCGCTGGCGCTAGGTTACGCCCTGCGCGGCCATGCGGGCATGTATCTCAACCACGAGATGCAGGCCGAGCAGATGGGCCTTCGCCTGACTGCCGACATCGCGCACGCCATGGGCATGCCTATCGAGCATTCGGTGCTGAAGAAGGGCATTCCCAGCCGCGAGCAAATGGCCATGCTCGCCAAGGTCGAAGCGCGCGCCGAATTGCTCCCCGTGCGCTACGTCGCGCCCGGCCGTGTCGACGTCCGCCGGGTCTACTCGCTTGCGGCGCAGCAAAAGGCGCTGTTCAAGGCGCAGGGCCGCGAGATGGAATTCCTGATCGTCGACTACCTTGGGTTGCTCGGCGCGCACTCTGCCGACGGCAAGCCGCTCACCAAGGGCTATGACCGGGTGAGCGCCGTGTCGATTGCGCTGAAGGGCATGGCGCAAGATCTGGACATCGCCCTCATCGCCCTGGCGCAGCTATCCCGGGGCGTCGAACAGCGGCATTCGAAGCGCCCGCTCATGTCCGACCTGAAGGAAAGCGGCGATCTCGAGCAGGATGCCGACTCGGTCACGCTGCTCTACCGCGAGGAATACTATCTCGAGCAGGACAAGCCCAAGCCAGGCGACAAGACGCCCGACAAGCGCGATGCGCTGGAAGAGTGGCAACAGGAGATGGAGGCCAGCCGGGGCAAGATGGACCTGATCTTCGCCAAGAACCGGCACGGCCGCGTGTCGACACGCACCTGCAAATTCCTTCCGACCTATTCGGCGGTCCGCTCCGGCGGGTTCAACGAATACGATAATGAAGCCGACCCGCTCCTGATTTGACCGCCAACCGAAAGACTGCACGATGAGTAACCACATCATGACGCGCATCTGGTGGCGCGAAGACTTCGACGACTTGCTTGATCCCCTGAAGGAAGAATTGCCGGGGTCCGGCCGGGTGCTCAAATGGGTGCTGATCTCGCTTGCGGACAATGCGAACGACCAGGGTTATTGCTGGCCCTCGATCGAGACTATCGCGCAGCGGACCATGCTCACCGAGCGATCCGTGCAGCGCGCGATCAAGCAGGCACTCCGGCTCCGGATCATTCGGCGGCACTTCAGGCGAAACAATTCGTCGCAGTATATTTTCAACCTCGAGATGCTGCCCCAGGGCGAGTTGAAGAAGTCGAAAAAGCCGCTCTTCGACGAGCCGGCCAACGAAGAAGAGATGGACCTTTTCGACCAGATCGGAGGGGTGACATCTGTGCAGGACGTCGACGAAGGCAGGGGTGACATTGATGCAGGAGGGGTGACATCTGTGCCGAAAGTGGGTGACAGGCTGGCACCCAAACCATCAGTAGAACCTCCAATAGAAGAACCCCCAGAGTCGAAGGGCGCCGAAACGGCGCTCGCCACCATCGACTCGGTCCCTCTTCAGGTGTTCGTCAAGCAGGAGTGGGACCGGCTGAAGGCCGACATCCCCACGATCGGCAGTTGCCGCGTGTTGACAGACTCGATGCTCCGGCTGGTCAAGGACAGGGCCAAGGAACACGCGCTGCCCGGCGAGACGCCGCATGAGGTCTGGCAGACGGTTTTCGAGAAGATCAGGCAGTCCCGATTCCTCACCGGCCAGTTGCCGCCTGGCATGGGCCGGAACACTCGCTTTCGCCTGACAATAGGACGCCTACTGAAGCCACATATTTTCCGAGAGGTCATCAACGATGGATACGCCGACGACAGAGCCGACAACGGCAGTTTCGATCCACACACCGGAGAAGTGCTGGGGCCAGCCGCAGCGGCTACGCGTGGCACAGTCGAACGCTTTCGCAATGCTCGCCAACGGACAGGAGCCGTCGGAAATCCGCGATAACTTCGACATCGATTCGTGGGAACTCGAGGCGGCGGCGCGCGGCTGGGAAGGCGAAGCGCGGCCGCTGTGCGAGACGCCCGACGATGCTGTAGAAGCGCTCATCGAGCACGACATCGGCGGCTTCATGCGCCTCACGATGGGCCGCTACTCGCCTGAAGCGCGTCGGGAATTTAGCGACCAGCTTCTCTTCGAATTGGCCAGCGTGCCCTATTCGCTGCTAGGACAGGCCATGGCTGAAGCCAGGCGCAAGATCACATATCCGGAGCGGCTGTTGCCGTTCATCATGGATTTCGTGGAGCCGCGCGCCGTCAAGCTCGCGGCGGAAGGGGACCGGCTGCTCGCGCTGCTCGCGATCACGCGTGGCTGACAAGACCGACTCCAAGCGCCTACTCGACCTTCGGTCGGCGCTGAAGAAGGCGAAGCCAAGAGACACACTTTCGCTGTCGGCATGCGCCGCGTTGTGGGGAGTGACCAAGCCGCGGTTCGTGAACAAGCGCGCCGAGATCGCCAAGTTTCCTGACTTCAAGGAAAAGATCGGCAACGAGCACCACTACCCGGCGCTGAAGACGCTGCGCGCGATGATCGGCCATATCGAGGGCCACCGCGAGAACGACGCCAGCCGGGCAAAGCGAATAGGAAAACTGATCGGCAACGATCAAATGGCGGCGCATATCTCCGGCTCGTTCTCGATTGCTGAATTAGCGCGCGCCAACCAGCTTGCCGCCGAGATCGAGACCAGAGAACGAGAGTCCGATGAGTGGGAGCGCATCGCCGTTATCGCGCGTGAAGTCGGCCTGATCTTCTCCGACTTGTCAGAATTTATGTCAAACCTGGCGAACGATATGGACCCGCATGGGCTGTGGGTGCCGGAGATGCGCGCACAACTCGACGCGCGAGCTCACGAAAAGCTGTTGGAATTTCACTCGAAAATTAAGCATAGGTTGACCCGAAATGCTTTCGACACGGGAACTGGAGAGCCGCCTCGCGCGGTTGGCAAGTCGCCAGCCCACGGGAAAACTAAGCGCAGCAATCCTCGCAAGGCTTGACGCGCTACTTCCACAACGATCGATCTCCATCAACGAATTCGCCCGCACGAAGCGGATGATGGTCAACCCCGGCGGCGAGCCCTTCCCCTACGATCCCAACCTCACGCCCTATGCCGACGGCATCAACGATGCCTGCGATAACGTCGACGTTCGCGTGATCGCGGTGAAGGGAAACACACGCTCGGCGAAGACCGTAAGCGCAGAGAATATGGTGCTGCGCGACTGGACCTATGGCCCGCTGAAGAACGTGCTGTGGTTCATGCAGGACCAGGACAGCCTCAACGATTACATCGATGAGCGCGGCGAAAAGATGCTCGAGATCCACGATGAAGTCGCCGAGCGGATCGATTGGAAGGACAGCCGCAACAAATCGCGCACCCGCAAGCGCATCGGCCGCTCGCTTGCGCTGTGGCGGCCGGCCACCAGCCGCGCGCTGCGCGCCAAGGCGGCGCCGACGATCGTGGCGGACGAAATCGACGCCTATGTGAAGAAGGTCCGCGATGCGATCATGACGCTGGTGACGTCGCGCCAGGAGGAATTCGGCAACTCGGCAAAGGCGTATCTGTGCTCTCACCCGGACGCCGGCCCGGACGGCGGAATCGACTTGATCCTGAAGGACTCGCTCCTGCACCTGTGGTTCGCGCGGTGCCCGAAATGCGGGCACTCTGCGTCGCCGGCGGTCGAAGCCGAAGAGGCAGACAAGCCGCGGTGGCGGTGGAACGTGCCGGAGATGATGGGGCTCGCCGACGAAATGGACCGGGTGCCGTTCCTCGATCACGTCGCCGAGCATGTCCGGTTGGTATGCCCCAACGAACAGTGCCGCGCGCGCTTCGACCACACCGAGCGGCTGGGGATCATGAACGCCGGCCGGTGGCTCCAGCCGCACCAGGTCTGGTTGCCGAGCGGCAAGATGAAAGGCGAGGCGCGCGTCTCGCGGACGATGGGGTTCGTCATCCACGCATTCATGGCCCCGTTCGTGAAATTCAACGATACCGCGCGCGATTGGGCGGCGGCCAAGCTCACCCTCGATGCGACGGGCCGCGACACGCACTTTCGCGAAGTCGTGGTGAAGAAGCTCGGCGAGACGCCCCGCAGCACGAAGCCTGAAGAGCAGATGGATTCGTGGCGCGTGGTGCAGGCGCGGATCTCTGACCACTACCCGCTGAAGGTCGTGCCGCCGGGCGTCATGTTCATTACCGCGTTTGTCGACGTCCAGGGCGACCGGTTCGAAGTCGTCGTCGTCGGGTGGTCCCTCGATCGCGAAAGCTGGCTGATCGACCGCTACGCGATCAAGCAATGGCCGTCGTTCGGCCGGCACGGCGCATTCGACAACATCGATCCAGCCAACCGGCTCACCGATTGGGATGTCATCGAAGAGGCGGTCATAGCCTCGAGCTACCCGCTCATGGCCAACCCGCAGCGACTCGAGGCCGGGCTTGACGAATTGTTCATGCCGATCGCCAAGACCGTCGTGAACAATTCCGGTAATCCGGGTGTGACGAACAACGGGCGCAAGTGGCTGGCGAACCTGTTGACGCGCGGAAAGGGCCGGATGGTGCAGCCCTACCAGGTCATGCTCATGCAGGGGCGTGCGTCGGGCGAGACCTATGGCGGCCGGTCGAAAGCTGTGGAATTCGACGACGCCGGCAAGAACCTGCCGGTGGCGGTGTTCGAACGCTATCCGAATGTCAGCGAGATCAAGCGCATCATCGCTGCGCGCATGAAGATCGAAGAGCCGGGGCCGGGCCGCATGCACATGCCGGTGCACCTGTCGCCGCGGTATTTTCAGGAATTGACGTCGGAGCGCTTCACGAATGGAGAGTGGATTCCGTCGGCGCGGCGGAACGAGACCTGGGACGGCTGGGTAGCGTGCGAGGTTGCCCGCGAAGCGCTGAAGGCCGACCGTCCGATAAATTGGGTCGACGCCCGGCCGGAGTGGGCCGCGGCGAAACCACGGGGACAGGAACTAGGTTCTGTGATAATCGCCCCGGTCAACGTCTTCGACCGGCTGTCACAGGTCAATTCCGACGTAGGGTAGGGACGGAAACGATGCGGATTTACGCCAGCCTGACCGACGAAGCGCTGGAGGCGGAAGTCGCCGAGTATATCGCAGCGATCAAGACCGCCGTTTCGGGCGGCATCGCGGTAGTCGCCGGCGAGGGCCGCCGGATCGAATATGCCCGCGGCAACATCGGCGAAGCCCGGCTGGCGCTGCGCGAACTTTTCGCCGAAGCGCAGTATCGCAGCCTCGCGTTCGGCGACGGCGGCGGCGCGATTCCGGTGGAGATCGGTTGATGAGCGACGACATTCAGATCATCCCGACGTCGTTCAATGGCAGCGGTCAGGTCTTCCGCAATCTCGAAAGCTACCCCGGCCAGGTGTGGACGACGCCGCCGGCCATGTCGGCACAGGTCGAGGGCCAGCGCACGCGCCGCGACATCGTGCGCGCAGCGCGCCACGTCGAGCGCTACTCCGAGCATATTCGCGGCGGCATAGACCGCAAGGCGGACATGGTTGTCGGCCCGCGGCTCATGGCCCGCGCCACCCCGGACTTCGACACGCTGGGGATCACCGACAAGGAAACGCAGAAGAAGATCCGCAAGTCGTTCGAACGCGAATTCAATAATTGGGCCTACGATCGCCGGCTGCTTCAGGACGGCGAGGGGCACTACGATTTCGGCGGGATGATGTGGCTGGCGCTGCGAAACATTACCGGCCCCGACGGCGAGTGCATGGGCGTCATCCAGTATGACGAAGAGCGCGCGAAGCTGTTCAATCACCGGTGGGCGACGTTCGTCACCCTGCTCGACCCGGACCGCCTCGAGACGCCGCCGGAGCAGGCCGCCAACCCGAACGTGCACGAAGGCAAGGTTGTCGACGATCACGGCCGGATGATCGGCTTCTACGTCCGCAAGAAGCACCCGAGCGATCCGACGATGACGATGGGCGACATGAGCTACACGCTGGTTCCCCGGGAGACCCGCGAAGGCCGCCCGGTGGGGTTCCACTGGTTCGTGAAGTCGCGCGCCAGCCAGCTTCGCGGGGTGTCGACGCTGGTGACGATCCTGAAGCAGACCAACATGCTCGACAAATTCGACGACGCCCTTCTGGCGGCGGCGACGATCAACCAGGTTCTCGCGACCTACATCGAATCGCCCGCGTCGACGGACGTTGTGTCGGGCATGCTGGCGCCGGCGGGCGGCGCTGCGAACGAGTGGGGCCTGTTCGAAAACAAGCTGAATTACTACGACAAGGTGAAGATGCGCGTCGGCGGCGCGCGGATCCCGATCCTTCCCCCTGGCGACAAGATCACCATGAGCGCGGTCGACCGCGGCACCGCCGACCCAACCATGTTCCGCAACGGCTTCCTGCGCCAATTCGCCTCGAGCCTTGGCCTTAGCTACGAGCAGACGGCGAAGAATTTCTCCGACGCCAACTACTCGGCCGCGCGCGCCGCGCTGCTCGACATCTGGCAGGGGATCATGCGGCTGCGCTTCTGGTTCGGCCAGCACGTCGCCGGGCTGGTCTACGAAGCCGTCATCGAAGAGGCGATCAAGAAACTGCGGACCGAGCTTCCCGCCGGCACCCTGGCATCGCGCCCGTTCGACGAATATCGCACCGCCTACTGCGCGTGCCTGTGGACCGGCCCGGGCTTCCCGCAGATCGATCCGGAGAAGGAAGCCAAGGCCGCCAAGGCACTGATCGAGCTGAAGATCGAAAGCCGTGAGGAAATCATCGCCCAGCGCGGCCGCGACATCGAGGACGTGTTCGACGAGATCGAGAGCGAGCGCGACGACGCCGAGTCGCGCGGCTTCATGCTCGACCCACTGGCGCCCGGCACGCCGGGCGGCGAAGACGCGACCATCAACCCGGACGAAGGCGGCAAGCCCGCGAAGCCCAAACCCGGCAAGCCGACGCAGCAACGCGACGGCGACGGCGACGGGCAGCTAGACGAGGACAACCAGTAATGGCTTCCCAGCATCTCCCGTTCCTCATGGGCGAAGTGTTCGATCGCCCACACCTGATTACGCCGGCGCACGGCGCGATGATCGCCGCGGTCCTGTCGGGACGCATGGACATCCGTGCGCTGGCAACCGAATTCGAGACCGTCGACTCGCGCGGGATGGAAGATCTCGCCGAGATGGGCCGGCTCGAGGCGCGAGCTCGCCGGGACAAGGTCGACGGCGGCCACTCCGGCGTCGCGCGCAAGGAAAGTGACAGCCTACCTTACGAACTGACGGCCAGCGGAATTGCGATCCTGCCGGTGCAGGGCACGCTTCGCCGCACCTGGGGCGTCGGGCCGTATTCGGGTGCGACCGGCTACGACGGTCTGTGGACGCAGCTTCTTCACGCGATCGCTAACGATGACGTCAAGGCGATCTGGATGAACCACAACTCGCCGGGCGGCGCTGTCGACGGGCTCTTCGACCTGGCCGACGCGATCTACGCCAACAGCGCGCGCAACGGCGGCAAGCCGATATGGGGCATGGCGGCCGATTACTCGGCGTCGGCCAGCTACGCGCTGCTCGCCGCCTGCGACAAGTGCTTCGTGCCGCAACTCGGCAGGGTGGGGTCTATCGGCGCGCTCATCATGCACGCAGAGATGACCGGCGCACTCGAGGAAGAGGGTGTCAAAGTGACGATCTTCCGGTCGAAATCGGGCAAGGCGCGCGGGGGGCCGTTCGAAGCGCTGGACGACGAAACCGCCGAGAAATTGCAGGCCATGGTGGACGAAGTCGATGCCGTGTTTGTCGACCGAGTCGCGATGTATCGGGGTATCTCGAAAAAAGCGGTTCACGAAACGAACGCGGACGTCTATAGCGGCCCTCGAGCCTTGGCCACCGGCTTAGTCAACGATGTTCTTTCCGAGCCCGAGGCTTGGATGAAACTAGAGCGCAAGATCGCTCGCAAGTAGGGGCCATGTAGCCATGAAGTTTCGCCTCCTGTCAGCCGCCGCCCTTAGCGCCCTGTCCGTCGCGTCTGCGTCGGCGCCCGGCGGTGACGAAGACGACGGCGCGCCCGCGCCCGGCCAAGGCGGGACCGAGACTGCCCCCACTCCCACTCCCACTCCCACGCGCGACGCCGCCGGCGGAGACCCTGCGCCCGACCAGCCGACCGATGTGGTCGTCGCCGCCGACGCGAAGGCTGCGATTGCTGGTGCACACGGCACCGGATATGCCGCCGCGAACGATCGCATGACGGCGGTGTTCGCCAGCGCCGAAGGCAAGGCCAACCCGCAACTGGCGTCGTTCCTGCTCGCCAATTCGACAGCCGCCGCTCCCGCGATCATCGATCAACTGAAGGCGCAGGGCGTTGCCCCCGCTCCCGCCGCGTCGACAGCGGCCGCGATCCCGGCGACGAAGGTCGATCTCGGCGCGGGCACGGACCCCACCGGCCTTGCCGCTGAAGGCAGCGATGACGCCGCCGCCGACGCCGGCTGGGACAAGGCGCAGGCCAAGACCGCCGGCTCGATGGGCATCGTTGTCCCGATCGGGGCGCAGGCGGGCGTAGCCGCCGCAAGCGCCGCTGGCGCCAGTTTTGTCACGTCCGCGGCTGTCCCGCCGACCGGTAATTAAGGAGCAATGGCAACATGCCCGGCATTCTCAAGACTACCCAGGTTGGCCTTCGTGGCGCGGGGCATTTCGTAAGCGGACCGAACGATCCGAACCAGGCGAACGATCACATCGTCATCAAGGCTTCGGCCGACGCGATGGTGGCGGGCCAGGTTCTCGGCAAGGTGACGGCCACCGGCCAGTATGCCAAGCACGATCCGGCGCTGGCCGACGGTTCGGAGGTCGCCGCGGCGATCCTTTGGGCCGACGCGGAAGACGTGGCCGCGACCCGGCGCGTTGCCGCGGTTACTCGCGGCCCGACGGTCGCGAACGGCAATGCCCTGACTTTCAAGACGGGTATCACCGTGCCCCAACGTGACGCAGCGGTGGCCGCGTTGGCCGCCAAGGGTCTGATGATCCGGTTCTAATTTTATCGGGCGTTCGGGGCGGGGACTTCGGCGTCGACAGGAGCGAATAACCATGGACCTGACCCTCGACATCTTCAAGAACAACGCCTTCAGCGTGACGTCGCTTCAGCGCGTCGCGGGCGGCACGCCGTATATGCCGCAGGCTCTCGGGTCCATGCAGCTATTCACGCCGCGCCCGATCCTGACCGAAGACGTCCTGCTCTATGAAGAGGACGGCGGCTTCGCGCTGATCCCCACGACCAATCGTGGCGGCCCGGACATCCAGCAGATCCGCCGCATGGGCCGCATGCGCGCCCTGAAGACGGTCCGCCTGTCGAAGAAGGACACGGTTCGCGCCGGTGAGCTCATGGGCGTCGCGTCGACGGCGCTCCCCGAGTCCGTCCGGCTGGTCAACGCCCAGCAGCTTACGACCGATCGCACCGCGCAACTGAAGACCGACATGGAGGCGACGAAGGAATTCCACCGTCTCGGCGCTCTGCGCGGCAAGCTGTTCGATGCCGACGGCGTGACCTTGCTGGTCGACTTCTTCGCCGAATACGGCATCGCCGCCCCGGCGGTCATCAACTTCAACTTCGCGGCCATCCCTGCAAACGGGCTGGCGGTCTACATCGCGCAGAATGTGCGCGATCCGATCATCGACACGCTGAAGGAAAACGGGCGCCTCACTCCCAATGCCCGGATCGGCGCACTGGTCGGCGATGCCTTCTGGTATGCCCTGATCCAGCATGTCGACATCGTGAAGCGCTACGAATTGCAGGAGACCGCGCGCTACACGATGCTGGCGGCCAATCCGCTGCTCACCGCCCCGCGCCACGAGTCGATCACCATCGCCGGCGTGACCTTCATGCACTATGAAGGTGCGGCGAACGGCTCGATCGACGTGACGACGAACGAAGCGATCTTCTTCCCGATCGGGGCGAAGGACGTGTTCGACGTCTACTGGTCGCCGGGTGAAACCCTGCTCGACGTGGCGGATCCGGGCCGTCCGGAATACCTCTACGTCCAGCCGGACCCGAACGACCGCATGCCGACTTTCGTCGACATTACCCTCCGCGCCTACCCGCTCTATGCTTGCACCTTCCCCAAGGCGCTGCTCGCGGGTCTCAAGGTCTAGTCACAAGGAACTGATGCGATGAGCTACAAAGCTGTCCGTGCCCTGGCTGCGGGAAGCGTCGCCCTCTCGAGTGGCATCCACCACTTCAGCCCCGGTGACGAGCGTGAGAATGGCCGCTACGGCCAGTCGATCCTCTCCGCGGCCGACGCCGACAAGGCGGTCGGCAAGGGGCTGGTCGAGATCACCGGCGACGCGACCGAGACCGATTACAAGCAATGGCAGACCACCATTGCGTCCGAAGACGTCAACGTCGCCGCCGCGCGCCGGGTGCAGGAATCGGTCGATAACGACGAAGAGACGGACGACGCTTCGGTGTCCAACATCAATTCGGTCGCCTTCCCGCCCGACTCGCCCGCCCGCGATCCTGGGACCGGTCTGCCCGATCCCGACGCCGGACCTGTCGACGGCGAGACTCGCCAGGCGACCGCCGACGGCCCGGCGATCCTCAACCAGTCGATCCCCAAGCTGAAGGCGGCACTCGAGGGCGTCAGCACCGCCGAAGAACTCGACGCGCTCCACGATGCCGAAGAAGCGGGCCTTGACCGCGACGGCGCGAAGGGTGCGATCGACGAGCGCAAGCAGACCCTCGCCGCCGCGTAGTCGACGCACGGACGGCAACAGGGTAGGGGCCGCTTGGGGGGACCGAGCGGCCCCTTTTCTTAGGAAGGTGAGATGTCGGATTGGGATACAGCGTCGGCGGTAATGGACGCGTCGGTCGACGCCCGCCTCGCCGACACGATTTCCTACAGCCCGAACGGCGGCGCGACCTATGTCGACATGCTCGGCTACGTCCTCCCCTTCAGCCAAGGGCTCGGCCTCGACGAACTCGATCCAACGCTGGGATCGCGCTGGAGGGTGAAGCTGGCCAAGGCGCTCGTGCCGCTGCCGGCACGCACCCACCGCCTTCAGCACCCCAAGCTCGGCGTGGGGACGACATGGCGGCCCGCGGGTAATGACCCGGAAGACCAAGGCCGCTACTGGATCTTCGACATTCAGAAGGCCGCCTGATGCCGTTCCCGCTCCCCCCCGAAACCGTGATCCTTGAAGAGATGAAGGCGCTGTTGTTCGCGGCGAACATCCACACGGTGTTCGGCCTGTCGAAGCCGTTGACGGTGCGCCACTACCGCCACCGCCAGAGCGAACTTGCCGAACGGCCCGGGCTCGCGATCCGCTACGTCTCGAGCGAGATCGATAACGAGCGCGGCGCGTTTCACACGAGCTCGGAACAGTGCCGGGCGATGACGGTCGACCTGGTGTTCGACTCGGTGATCCTGGCCGAAGTGGACGGCAATGTAGCGCCTGGCGATGCCAACGATGCGACCGGCTGGGACCGGTTGCTTGGTGTGGGGCATTATGCCGCGGGCCTGTGCGTCCGCATGGCCTCGCCGCTGCGCCTGATTGTCGACGATCTGCTCTATGGCGACGTCGATCCAGACGAGAATACGCAGCCCGACGAAGGGCGGTTGGCCATTAGCGTAGTTGTGCTATATCGGACCCTCTTCGAAGACCCACTTCTTCTTCTCGGACCGGAGCAAAACGGATGAGCGGCACCAACATCAAGGTCAATTCGGTTCTGCCGGCGCGCACCGCCACCGAAGCGTCGCGCGCCGCGCCCATCAGTCTTCCGGCTGGCAGCTACGATCTCGACGATTTGTCGAAAGCGGCCAAGGACGCCAGCCAGGCGAAGAACGACGAAGAACGCGGCGAACTCCACCAGCGGATCGTCGACGATCTCAACCAGACCGTTTTGCCGACGAACAGCTTGGGCGTTGGACCGGGCTACAAGCGCGTCGACGTGCTCGACGAACGGCTGGACGTCACCGAATCGCGCGTGGTCTTCGACCCCGACAATCGGGATGCCGCCGAACAGGCGCAGGCAGACTACGTCGCACCGATCGATCCCGCGGCCGTGAAGGCTGCGGCCGACGCACCAACTCCGAAGGGGGAATAACCAGTCATGGCATGGAACCACAAATCTCGCGTCGTCGCCATGGCGGTTGCGATCCAGGTCGTCGCGGGCGTGTTCACCGCTCCTGTAGCGGCCGACATCGTCCCGGTATCGCCGCCGACCAACACCGAAGACGCGATCACCACGGAAGATCCGACGTCGACGGGCTCGGTCCACACCGCGCCGCGAATATATCTCGGCAAGACCGCCAGCATCTCGGCCACCGCTGCGCTGCGCGGTCCGGGCGGTGCAGCGCCGTTCGTCGCGAATGCCTGGCCGCTCGGCCGGGTGCTTCAGGCGGCCGGCTTTGCCGAAGTCCATAATGCCGCCGCGATCGCTGGCGCGCTTCAGGCCGGTTCGACCACGACCGCGCTGAAGCTGGCCGCGGCCGCTCCGGCGACCGATGACATCTACATCGGTTTTCCGATCCAGCAGTCGACGATTGGCGCGGGCGCGATCAAGGGCACCAGTCTGATCCAAGACTATGACGGCACTTCCAAGCTGGCGACGATCGCGGAGACCATGTCCGGCGCTCCGGCGGCGGCAGCGGCCTACACGATCCCGCCCTGCGTCGTTTACCAGCTTGGCACCCTGTCGGTCTCTCCGCCGCTGCTCTCGGTTCGCATCTGGCGCGACAAGAAGCGCTACGATTACCGCGATGTCCGGGTGTCGCAGATCACCTTCGACATGCCGGTGTCGAACGAGCAGAACCAGGTTTTCCCGAGCATCGAATTCAGCCTGAAGGGGTTGGTCGAAGCCGTCGCGGACGACGTCGCACCTGCGCTCACCGCCGCCCAACTGACCACGATCGCACCTTTCCGGAACGGCAAATTCACGCTCGACAAGGTCGCCCTTGGCCACCAGTCGACCCGCTTCCAGATGGGTTCGGACGTCGCCGGCGCGAGCAATGCCGCGGCATTGGCCGGCCAGGACGGCTACGAGATCATGTCGACCACGCGCACGCTCGACATGGACATCAACCAAATGGCGGTCACGGACTTCAACATCGAGACCCGTGTCGACAACCAGACCGAGATCTCGCAGATGTCGCTTTGGGGCGGCGCGGCGGGCAACCGGTGGGGGTTCCTGGCGCCGAGCGTGGTGCTCAACCCGCTCAACAATCCGGGCGACCGGAACGGGTTCGTCAACCTGTCTGGCAATTCGGCATTCGTTGCCGTAGACAAGTCGGCGACGCTCGCTCTCTGGTGGGATTAGCTTAGGCTGAAGACTTCCGGCTGGTGGGCGTAGGAACCACCAGCCGGAGGACTTTCATGAAGCTGCATATCCCGACGACGGCCGCGCCGTTGCCCTACACTCCCCCCTGCCTTCAGACCGACGATAGCGGCGCCCCGCGCGCGCCTGCCGACACCGACCCTGTGTTCACGGTCAAGCCGGTCACGGAAGCCGAATTCGACCGGCTGGGCTACGAACTCTTCCGCCACAACATCGTCCCCCCTTCAAACGAAGCGTTCCGCGCCGCGACGATCGACGAGTGCTTCGAAATTCTCGGCGATGACGAGGGCGAAGAGAAGGCCAACTGGCTCGACGGCTACTGGCAGAGCGAAGACGTGTTCTCGACGCAGATGGATGAGTGGCACGAGCAGGACCGCCAGCGCATGATCGACGAGACCGCTGGAGCCCCCGCGCGGCCCCCGGCGGCGCTGCCCAAGCGCGTCATGGGCCTGCGCGATCGGAACCGCGCGCTCCTGTTCGCCGAAGAGATGCGGAAGATGAGCCTGAAGCTGCGCGACATGACGATCGAGATGCAGTCCTACGAGCCGCGCCAACGCGCCGGCATCGCCCGGCTGGTCATTCTCGGCTGGCGCAATCTGTCGACACCGTTCGAATGCCCGGATGGGATCGTCCCTGAAGCCACCTACGACGCGCTGCGGGCCGAGATCGGCAAGCGAGCGCTCGGCGAACTGGAACTGTTCTGTGTCAGCCTGGGCCGCCTTAGCCGGGAAGACGTGGGAAACTCCGAATCGCAGCCCGAGACCGCGCCGACGGACGAGCCTTTGCCCGAACCGAGCGCCGCCTTGGATTCCAGTGCTGGCGATTCGACGTCCGCGGGGGAGACCACCCCCTCGACATCGAATTCTGGAGCAACCCACGAGACCGGGTCCGACGAGACCACCGACGAATCGTCGACCTCTTCTTCACGCTCAACTGGCGAGACCGAGAAAAGCGGATATATCCCGCCGGATTCCTTGTCGGAACGCCAACCCGCTTGATCCAGGCGCTCGACGTCGTCGACGCCTACTTTCAGGAGCAGGAGACCGGTGGCTAGTGGCCTGAAATTTACCGTCCGCGCCCCCGACATCAAGGCGGGGATGCGGGCGGACGCTGCGAAGATCCACCGCGATCACCGCCGGGCCGCGATCGACGTGACCGAACTCGCGTCGAAGAAGGCGCAGGCGCACATTCAGGCCAAGATGCGGAGCGTGGGGCTCGGCCGGCTGTCGAACGCGGTTGGCCAGACGTCGGCCAAGCGCAAGCGGCAGACCGACCCCGGGCGGGATCCATACGGCGTCATTTTTGCCCGGGGCGGTGACGACAGTCTCGCCGGCGGCGCGCTCGAGGCATATTCGCAAGGCGCGGTCATCCGCCCCAAGAACGGCGCGTGGCTGGCCGTGCCGACCAAAGCGGCACCGCGCTTCGTGCAGGCCGCTGGCAAGCGTCGACGCCTCACCCCGGCGCTGTGGGCGACCGCCGGGCTCAATCAGAAGATCGGGCGGCTGGTGTTCAAGCAGATCCGGTCCGACCTCGCGATCCTCACCGTGCGAAGCGTGTCGCTGTCGCCGAAGTCCGGCCAGGCCAAGGCGCTCGGCAAGTCGGGTCGATCGCGAAGCCGGATCGTGGCCAAGGGCGACGTCGTGGTGTTCGTGCTCATCAAGCAGACGCGCCGGGCCAAGCGGTTCGACAAGGACCAGATCATCAACTTCTATGCGGACCGCATGCCCGACTACGTGCGCCGCACGCTCGAAGGCTATAACAGCACGTCGACATAGGGTAAGCGTCTAGCCGACCACCCACCGGATGAGCGCGACGGAAGGGATATTCATGCGCGGCAGTCGGACGTTCACGACCTACATGAATATCGAGCCGGGCGCCGGCAATGAGCGCGCCCTGTCGACGCTCGAGCGCCAGGCCGAACAATCTCTTCGCCGGGTCGCCAACACCGCGCAGCGCGCGGGCAACCTGGCGGGCGGCATCATGCCAACCACCGGCACCACCAGCCAGATCCAGATGCTCGCCGCGGCCGAGCGCGCGCGCGCCACCGCACTCCAGCGCACCACGGTCGCATCGCGGCAAGCGGATGCCGCCACCCGCCGCGCCGCCGGCGGAATGCTGCTCGAGAGCAATGCCGCGCGCGCGGCCGCGGCCAACACCGTCCGCCTCGAGCGCAGCTTGCGGCTGGCATCGGTCGCGGCGAACGTGGCGCAGGGGCCGCTCGGTCCGATCGCCGGCCGACTGTCGGCAATGGCGACCGCGGTGCGCGAACTGTCCGGCTTGCGGCTGGGAATCGTGGGCATCGGCGCGGCGACCGCGGCGTTCGTGCGCTACGCCGGCACGGCGCAGGATCTCGTGTCGCGGCTGCGCCCGCTCTACGAGACGCAGGCACAGGTCAACGCGGCGTTCAAGGACGCGCAGTATATCGCGAACAAGGCCCGCGTGGGGATCGAGCCGGTCATCGATCTCTATGCGCGGTTGACGCTGGCGGGCCGCGAGGCGGGGCTGTCGCAACAGCGCATCTCCCGGCTCACCGAGACCGCGGCCAAGGCGGCCAAGCTGTCGGGCGGCGCGGCGGCCAGTCAGGAAGCGAGCCTTTACCAGTTTTCGCAGGGCATCGGCTCCGGCACGCTGGCCGGCGACGAACTGAAGTCGGTTCGCGAAGGCACGCTGCGGCTGGCCAAAGCGATCGCCGACGGCTTGGGCGTGCCGATGAGCGCGCTGAAGAAGCTCGGCAAGGAAGGCAAGCTCACTCCCAAGGTCATCGCCGACGCGCTCGAGAAGGAATCGGTGCGGATCGATGCCGAACTGGCCAAGCTGCCGGCCACTATTTCTTCGTCGACAACCCAGCTTTCGAACGCGTTCCTGTCGACCATCAAGGACATCGACGAAGCGAGCGGCGTCGCCGGCGCATTTGCCGCTACGATCGTGCTCGTGGCCGAAAATCTCGGCGGGCTGGTAAAGATGCTCGGTAGTCTCGCGCTGGCCTACGCCGGGTTCAAGACCGCCCGCATCATTCAGACCACGTCGGCGAACATCAACGCCTGGAACAGCGAGCGCAAGGCGGTGCTCGCCAATGCGACCGCGGCCAAGGAAGCGGCTGCAACCCAGCGCCGCGCGTCCGCTGATCGCGTTGTATCGCTGCGGACCGAGCGCACCGCACTCCAGCAACAGGTCGCCGCCGAACGGGCCGTGCTGGCCGAGAAGACCGCAAATGCCCGCCGCTCCCTCACCTATGTCGAGACCAGCAATCGCCGCGGCTACTCTCCGGACGCCCGCGGCGCAGCGCTGTATCGCGGTGCCCTCGATGAAGCGCGCGTCGCGGCGGACAACCTGCGCGCCACCAAGGCGCGGCTGGGTAGGACCAGCACGTCGCTCACCGGGCAAATGGGCGTTCTTACCAACTCGACACGCGCATATCGCACCGCGTCGCTCGCCGCGTCGCGCGCCTCGATCACGTTCGGCAATGCCGCCCGCGGCCTGTGGGCGGCAATCAACCCACTCGGCCTGGCGCTCGCGTTCGCGATCCCGCTGCTGGTCGAATTCGCATTCCGGCAGGATGCCGCGGCTGGCTCGGCCGACCGCATGGCGGAAGCGCAGATCCGCCTCGCCCGGTTTGTCGATCAGACCACGGGCAAGCTCCTAACGCAGAACCAGGCGCTCATCGACAATGCGATGCTTGAGTCCCGCGACGAGGCCAAGGACACGCGCAAGGCGTATACCGATAAGCGCAAGAACCTGTCGTTCGGCGGCGATAGCACGCTGGGCACCGTCTACCGCGAGTCCGACGTCGACAAGAACCTGATCCGCATTCGCGACCAGGTCCGCGAGGGCACGCTGTCGACCGACGCGGCCGCGCGCCAGATGGGGAAGCTGAAGGGGCTGAATGAAACCAGCCGCGGCCTGCGCGATGCGCTTACCCGCCAGCTTCCCGACATCAACGCCCTCGGAGTTGAAGCTGCACGCGCTGGCGCGGAAGAAAAATTCTGGTCGGGAGATCGGTCGGCCGAGACCCGCCGCCGGATGTTCGGTAATTTCACCGGTGAGAACGCCGACACCGTCATGGGCCGGCCCGGCGCAGAGGGCGATGCCGACAAGAAGCTCGGCGGCGCGCGCAACGAACGAGCGAAGAGCACCGACGCGGCCGCCAAGGCCGAACGCGAACTCCAGCAGGCGCAGAATCGGACCGACAAGCGCACCGACATCCTAGCCCGCTACGACGACCAGCCGACCGCGATCGACAAATCCCAGCGCGACATCCGCGAACTCGACCAGCTCATCGGCAAGGCGATGGAGGTTCGCGACGCGTTCGGCGAGGTAATGAGCGGCGCCGACGGCAAGGTGTTGACGCGGCTCTACACCGACGAAATGGCCGCCGCCGACCAGGCCGCGATCGAATTCGGCGTCCTAAAGCCCATCCGCGACGCAATCGACGAGCAGGAACGCGGGCTCGAGATCTCCCGCCTGCGCCTTGGCGGCTACGATCTGGAGGCCGATGCCCTCGAAACCGCGCTCGGCCTTCAGGACCAGATTGGCCAAGTCAGCAGGGACGATCTGGCCACGCTCATTCAGAATGCCGAGCGCCAGCGGGACATCAACGATCTTCTCGAGAGCCGCGAGCGCCGGGTCTCGCAGATCCTCGCCCTGTCGGAGCAGACCCGCGATTCGTTCGAAGACATGCTCGTGGGGCTCCGCAAGGATCCCATCGGGTCGATCAAGAAATTCGGCGCGCAGATCATGGACAACATCGTCCGGGTCGAAGCGCGCCGGATCACCGAGAGCCTGTTCGGCGGTGTCGACGCCAAGCTGCGCGATCTGGTCAACGGCACGTCGGGCGTCGACCGTGCGGCCGATATTCTCGAAAGCCACGTCAAGTCGGTCGCCGAGTCGATCGACCCGCTGCGCGCGGCGAACGACAATCTGACAACCTCGACCGAAACACTCACGACCGCGTTCCAAAACCTAACCGCGGCGGTGCCCGGCCCGAGCGGCGGCACGAGCGGTCTTGCACCGTCGGCGACGCTCGCGCGCGCCGACCAGGTCGTCGCCAGTGTCAGCGAAACCGCCAACAGCCTTGGGAACGTCGCCAAGACCGTCTTCGGTTCGGGCGGCAACGTGGCCGGAATTGCCGGGGCGGTGTCTTCGGTCGCCGCCGCCGCGGTGCGGCTGGGCACGCAGGGCGACCAGAGCACCACGCCGCTCCCGGGCGAAGATCCCGATCCCATCGCCGTCACCGGCGCTCGCTCTTCGCGCCGCGCCGGCACCGGCCCCGGCCCGGTCCCCAGCGGCACGCAAGCCTACAACACGATCTTCGAAAAGCTCGGCGGTCAACTCGACAAGACGTTCAAGTCGGGATCGTTCTTCAGCGGCATCGGCAAGGGTGTCGGCAAGGCGTTCGCCGGCGCTGCGATTGGTCAGACGGCCTCGAGCGTGGTCGGGCTCACCGGCCTGAAGCAGTCGAAGGCCGGCGCGACGATCGGCGGCGCGGTGGGGGCGTTCATCCCGGTTATCGGCCCCATCATCGGCGGCATCATCGGCGGCACGCTCGGCGGCCTTCTGAAGAAGACGAAGAGCGGGTCCGCCAACGTCACCATCGGGTCCGACGGGCAGGCCAGCGCCGGCGCCACCGCGGGCAACAGCGCCGGCTACAAGAAAACCGCCACCGGTCTCGCGGGTGCCGTCGGCGACCAGATCAACCAACTGTCGGACGCGCTCGGCGCGCAGATCTCCGGCGTGAAGGTCTCGATCGGCCAGCGGAAGGACAAGTTTACCGTCGACCCCACGGGCGCCAACCGGACCAAGGGCTCCGGCGTGCTCAAATTCAGCACCGAGGCCGAGGCGCAGGAAGCGGCGCTGCGCGATGCGATCAGCGACATGGTTATCGGCGGTGTGTCGGCGGCCAGCGCCAAGATCCTGAAGAGCGGCCAGGATCTCACCAAGGCGCTCAACAAAGCGCTGGCGATCGAGTCCATCCCCAAGCGCCTGCTCGCCCGCACCGATCCGGTTCGGTTTGCGGTCCAGACCCTCAACGATGAATTCACGAAGCTGATTTCGTATCTGAAGGAAGGGAGCGCCACCACGGCGCAGTTTGCCGACGCGCAGAAGCTCTACGAGCTCGAGCGCGCCGATGCGATCACGCAAGCATCGGCGCAGGCCAGCAAGGCGATTCAGTCGTTCCTCGACGATATGACCGGCGGATCCTCTTCGCCGCTCAACAAGCGCACCGTCTATGCCAACGCGTCCGACAAGCTGAATGCCTTCCGCGGCGACATCGCGGCTGGGAAGAAGGTGAGCGAAGACGACCTGTTGACGGCGTCGCGCGCCTTTCAGGAAGCCAGCCGCGCGCTTTTTGGATCCGGCCAGCAATTCTTCTCCGACTTCGACGGCCTGTTCGCGCTGCTTTCCAAGGCGCGCGACAACGTCGGCACGACGACGGGCGGAACCCTGCCCGCCTCGCCGTTCCAGACCGACAGCCAGGTCGCGGCGATGCTCGGCCAGTTGAACGGGGCGACGCAAAGCCAGACCGACATCCTCGCCGGCAAGCTGGATCAACTCATCGGCGTCTTCGAATCTGGCTACGTTCCCGCGCTCTACGGCAGCGGCGCGATCGCCGCGCTGCCCGGCTTCGGTGCCGGTCGAGTCGGCGAGTCTTACACCCAGGCCGCGTAAGGTTGTCGCGAACCCGGGGTAGTCTATACTGACGCCTTCCCGCGGCGCCTTTGGAGCACCGAATGACGCCGATCCTCATCATCCTCGAGCCGTTCAATCCGTTGACGGGCCTGCGAGAGACGGTGCGGATTGCGAGTGCCGCCACCCCGGCCGCGTTCGCGATCGACGGGCAAAGCTGGAAGGCGGCAATCGCGCAGCGGCCTACACTGTCGATCGAACTCATGTCGCCGGAGATCGACGGCAGGGTGCAGGCGGGCCGGTGCTCGTTCACGGTCAACCTCAACGCGTTCGCCAACGCCGCCATGGCCAACTGGAAGTGGCTAGGCGCGCCGATCACGCTCTACTCGGCCCCGGACCTTGTGCTGCCGACAACGCCCGACTTCGCAGGCATCGTTTCCTCGCCTAGCATGGACCGCGAAACGCTCCTGTTGAGCGTCCAGGCGACCGTCGACACGACGTTCCTCGAGAAGCCCTTGCTCACCGCCGAATTCACCGGCGCGGGTGGGCTCTTCGGCGAGGCCGACAAGCGCGGCACGCTAAAGCCCGCCGGCTTCGGCGATTGCCTCAACATCCCGCCTGTCTGGTTCGACACGGCGACGTGGATTGGGATGATCGACGGCTACGGCAACACGCTCGCCGTCACGAAGTTGATGGAAGGGCTCGACGACCGCGGGGCGTCCGTCGGCGACTATGCCACCTATGCCGCGCTGAAGGCGGCGATCGACACCGCCGTCGTCGCGCCGGGCCGGTGGGCCACCTGCATCGCCCAAGGGCTTGTCGGCCTCGGCGCGCCGCCGGTGAAGCCAATCGGGGTGCACGCCACGTTCGGCGAAGACCGGCTGGGCGGCATCATGGAACGGGTGCTCGAGAACCACGCCGGGGTGCCGCTCGCCAATATCGACTCCGCATCGTTCGCCGCGCTCGACGTCGCCGTGAATTATGAGGCCGCTTACTGGACTGCCGAGCAGCGCGTGGTGCGCGATTTGCTCGAGGCCATGGCGGCATCCGCCAACGCCACGCCGCTCGTGACCGGCCAGGGCAAGGTGACGATCACGCGAGCGGTTGCCAGCGCATCGGTGGCGACGCTCGATCGTTCCGGCCGGATCCAGCCGCGGGTAACGAATTGGGAGAGTGCTTCGCCGCTGGCGCCGGTCTGGCGGCTGGCGGCGCGCGTCGGTCGGCCGGCGAGCGTCATCGATCTGAAGGACGTGCTCTATGTCGACGACATCGTCGACAGGGGCGCATACCAAGTCGGCGAGGTCTATCGCGCCGGGCATGTCGTCTGGTCCCCGGACAAGAGCAGTTGGCTCTACATCGGCGCACTCCCTGCCGCTGGCGCCGTGCTGCCGATCTGGCCGACGGCATCGAATGCCTCCTGGCAGAACCTTACGCCGCCGCTCGATGCGACGGCCATTGGAGTCGAGCCGGGCGCCACGCGCAACGCGCCCGGCCAGCTTCTCAAGGACGTGGTGTTCTCGCCCGCCTACTGGACCTATCTCCCGCCAGTAGTGGTCTTCGCCTTCGACAAAGCGCCGTTCGGTTACGCGCTCGAGATCCCGTTCGTCGAAGTCGGGACAAACTACATCTCCTATGAGGGCGTCGACGGGAACGTCTTCGCTGTGGAGCAAGGCAAGCGCATCTTCGCGCGGCTGGACGCCAGTTGCCTTGTCGGCACCACCACCACCGTCTCCAGCGCCGCCAACCCGGTTTACAGCGGTGCGAACCGGGTCATCGCGCGCGCCTACCCTCACCCCGACTGGTCGCTCGAGATCCTGATCGACTGGTTCGACCAGAACGCGCTGTTCATTTCGCGCGAGGTCGTAGGCACGCTCGATCCCACCACCGCCAGCCGCTTCTATTTCCTCGGCTCGGCGGTGCCGCCCGCTGGCGCAAATCGCGCGCGGCTCATAGTTGGCCATTCCGATCAGGCGGGCAAGGAAGGTGCGTGGACGATCTGGTCGCCGTGGGTAAGCGAGCACGAGCCAGCCTCCGACGTCACCGCGCAGAACACGCCGACGATGAACGACGTGCCTAACCAGGTTGTCAAGGCGAGCGCGCTAGGCGTCGTTCTGACGGGCCAGCTTCCCCGCGCGGTCCAGATGCGCCGGGAGAAGGGCGGCATCGACACCACGGCGACGGCAGTTTGGACGATCGCCACGAGCAAGGTTTCGGCCACCATCGACAGCGCTGTCGGCAGTCCTACGCGCGGCGCCTTCACCATTACCGATTTGCTGGGCCTGGCCGGCACCGTCACCGTAATATCGGAGCAAGACGGTCTGCGCCTCGAGAAAATCGTTCATGTGACGATGGATCTGGCGCCGCCGGTAGCGGCATCACCCGCGCCCGGCGCGACCGTCGGTGTCGCCATGGCCACGCTCAACGTCAACCCGGAGGTCACTTCGACCAGCTACGGCGCTGCCGTCGCGGCGACTGTGATTTCGGTGACGAACGGCTCGATCAACACGACCGGCGTGTTGGGTTATTCGCACTATCAGGCCGATCTCGCCGGCGCTATGGCTGGCAAATTCCAATACAGTCCGCAAGGCGCAAATACCTGGACCGACGTCGACCCCGAAGATGTTGGCAGTTATGCCTATTCCTACAGTCAGCCGAACGAGCGCGGCCGCTACCAATATAACTACGATTACGAGACGGACGCCGACGCCTACACCGAGATCGAGGGTTCGATAAATCTAGCCCAAGGCGTCTCTGGCCTAGCCAACGGGCATTACGATGTGCGATTGTTGCTGCGCCGCTTCGACGGCACCGCGACAACGCTTTATGCCTATGGTCAAGTCACCATTCAATCGGGGTAAGCTCAAATGCCTGACGTCCAACTGATCGACACGCCCGAAATTCGCGGCCTAGCGCAGCTTATCGTCGATGGAGCCGGCGACGGCGTGACCGACGACACCGTGCCGATAAACAACGTAAATCTGGCGGGCCGCACCGTCAATCTGATGAATAAGTCGTGGGTCTATACCGGTGAGTTGAGCCTGACCCTCGCGCGGTTCACGAACGGCCGGATCCTGTCGACAGTGCAAGGCACGCTCGATTTTCGCCAAGGCATCATCGTCGGCAACTTCCAGATCACGGTCGGGACCGGCAGCACGATCAAGAAGCTGCGCTACCTCATGCCGTTCCTGCGCCAGTTGCGGGTCATCGGCGATCTCGAAATTCGCCTCACCGAGAAGAACACGCCGGACGACGCGACTGGCACAATGGCGCTCGACACGGCCGACTTCTACCATCCCGACATGCAGCGCATCCGCTTCACCGCGGCCGCGTTCGCGGCCGGCCAGGGCGTCCCCAACCCCAACCTCCTGCCGAGTTGGGGGAACACTTATGCGACGAACGCGCTGGCGCGCGCGGCAGACAAGGTGTTCCTGCTCTCGCGCTTCAACGCCAATATCTATTTCGTCGGCGACGACGGCATAAGCGGCGGCATCGGCTTCAGCCCATCGCGCGGGCTGAAGGCCGAGCGGCTGCTGATCGAATCGCATACCCGCTACGGCGCGTCGATGAATTGGGGCGGGTCGCACAGCAGTAAAGAGCTTGGCGGGAACGTCAGTCTGACAGATTGCGGCTTCGACGGCGGGCTGTGGGGCCTCACCGTTATCGGCGCCGCGGTGACTTTCGGCGGCGCGGCGGTGGCGTTCTACCACCAGATCAACGGCGGGGGGATCTACGCCGAGGACTGCACGTTCTACAAGCCCGCCTCGTGCAAATTCTATGGTTACACCCCCAAGGTAACGGCCAACGCGCTTCAGCCCAAATACGTCATATCCGCCACTCGCTGCCGCTTCCTGTGGGAAGTCGAGGGTTCGCGCCTCAACACATCGTTCTTCTACGGCCCGACGGTGCACGCGATGTTCCTCGAGGATTGCAGCGGCTACCTGTGGGATCCGTATATTGACGGCGCGAGCGGCGCGATCACGGCCTACGGCGACGGATGGATCGAGTGGGGCAAGATCGACGGCCGGAATGCCGACCCCACCACGACAGCGCTGACTGCCGGCACCGGCCAGCCGGGCACGCCTGCAAACCTGGGGTCGGGCGCCTATATCTATTTCGGACGCCGCGCGCATGGCGTGGTCGAAGGCGTCACCTTTGGCAACGTCATCGCCGCCAACTATCTGCGATGCGACGGCGGCTCCATCCAGTTTGGCGCCGTGGCCACGTTTGCCGCGGACAACTGCAAGGCGACCACCAAGGCGTTCTCGTTCTTCGCCTCGCGCGGCAACACGCTCGCGCCCAACCTCACGAATTCGAAGGCTGGGTCGAACAATGGCATCGCGGCGGCGTGGGGATCGGACGTCTATCTGGCGTCGAACGTCGGCGCCGCGCCCGACATTACCGTCAACACGCTCACCAACGGCAATCTCATCGCGCAGTAAAGGAGGCCCCAAATGGCCAAGACCACCTACAAGAACGACCCGCTCTATCTCGCACTGAAGAAGGCGCTCGCGGTGGCGAACGATCAGCACGGCGAAATGAGCGCTGAAGCGCTCACTGTCCAGGGCGCGATCACGTCGATCCGGCACGAATTCGCCTGGGCCGACCCTGACAGCCCGCTCGAAAAGACGAGCGACGGCATGACCGATCATCGGTTCGTTCCCAAGGCGGATTGATGGGATCAGCCGCGCCTCGCTGGTTTCTCTACCGCCCCGTGTCGGGCGCGCCGGTCCAGGTGGCCTCAACGGTGCATCCGTGCGACCCGCCCCGCCCCGGCGCGGCGGCGGCGTATGACTGGCCGCGCGCTCGAGTGGTGGAGGTCGACCGCCGCGGCGATCTCGAGATCGAGGAATGGGACGGTGCAGCCTGGCAGGTGCGCCTCGAGCCCTTCCGCGAGCGCATGCTTCGCGCTGTCGACGAACGGCGCACCATGGCCGAGAAAGCGCTTTCACCGCGCCGCGCGCACGAGCGCAAGCGCACCGAAGCAGCCACCTTCGCTGCGGACACCAGCCCGGTCGACGCCGACTACCCGTGGCTCGCGGCTGAAGCGGTCGCTACCGGCAAGACTATCGCGCAAGTCGCCGCCGGCGTATGGACCGCGATGCTCGCATCCGAAGCCGCCGCGGCAAAGGCCGAAGCCGCGGGGATTGCGGGCAAGGCAAAGATCCGTGCTGCGCCGAGCGTGGCCGCGATCCGGAACGAGTTTGAGACGATCGATTGGAGTGAAGGATGAGCGCTGATCCAGCCGACATCGCCCGCTTCACGAACGACGGCGTCGTCGTTTCGGTTGTCGACGCGGCGATCGAGGCGGCGCACCCGGAGGCCAGCGACGAATTCAGCGACCCGATTGAGATGTTCTTCGTCAACCAGGCCGACGGCCTCACGATGTTGACCGAGAAATTCGGCCTGCGATCGCTCATCAACCCGGCGCACGAAGGCATCGAGGTCGAGGAAAGCCTGCGGCTGGGGCAGGTGATACCGATCGCTCCCACGGTGCCCTGCTTCCGCATCGTCGATGAAAAGCGCGGCCTCGATGTGGTTGTCCGCACGCGCGCCTACGCGTTCGAAACCGAGCAGGACCGCTTCAGCATCGAGGTCATTCAATAATGCCTGCCCCCGTGCTCTCACCAGGCGCAGTCACGGCTTCGTCCGCCGCGGTGTTGGCCGCCAACCTTGCCGCCGACGGGACGCTCGACGTCCAGTATTCGATCCGCGCCGACTTCCATATCTGCGTCGCGCCGCTGGTGACGGGCGTCGCGCGCGCCGGCTTCACCATCCCCGGCCTCAACGCGGGGACGACCTACTACATCCGCGCGCGCAGCCGGCGCGCCAGCGGGGCGGTGGAAGATTGGTCGAACGTGCTTGCCGCGCGCACCACCGCCGGCCCGGCGCGCGTCGTCGCGCCAGCTTCCATCATGATCGAGCCGGCGATGCTCGTGGTTCCCGCGCCGGTGCTGTCGTGGGCCGACAACGGCAACACGCTTGCCGGCTACCCGCTCGAGAACCTGGGCTTCGACGGGCCGGTGGCGTGGACGTCGAAGAATGCGGCCAGCGACGTGCACATCTTCATCGCCGAACTCGGCGGCGCGCCCATCGACACGATCGCGCTTCTGGCGAGCAACGCGGCCGCCGACGCCACGGTCACGGTCAAGGCGGGTTCGACCGTCGCCGGCGACGACTACACGTTCGGCCCGGCCACCTTCCGCGCGTCCGCCAACCTTCCTGGTCGCCCTGGTTATCACGCCCTGTTGCGGCTGGGCGCGGTGTTGCAGCATCGCTACTGGCGGGTGGAGATCACGTCGGACAACTTCTCCGACCAGTTTCATCTCGAGCACGCCGTCTTCGGCCAGAACCGGGTCACGAAGAACCACTCTGTCGACAAGACCGAGAGCGGGATCGATCTCGGCACCCTCGAACGCACCCGAGGCGGCAACCCGGTCCGCACGATCGGCGCCCGCCTGCGCCGCGTCGACTTCGATCTGTCGGTCCTCACCGAAGCGGATTACGAAGTGAATTACGCCGATCTCGACTGGCGCGTCGGCGCGACCGAACCGGTCCTGTGCGTGCCAAACATGAAGGCGAATGCGTTCTTGCACGACCGGATTCTCTACGGCGCGCTGCGCGGCGGCAAAACGAACAATCCGGCGAGCCCGCGGTATTCGCGGGGCTTCACCATCGAAAGCATCGTCTAGCCTTCGAACAGTGTTTCGCGCGGCGAACTTATGGGATAGAGGCGCTTATGGACATCGGCCTTGACGTTCTAACCTTTCTCGACGCGCTGCGCCGCACGATGCTGGTGGTTGCCGCCGCGAGCGGCGTCCTGGTTGGGATCGATTCGATCGCGATCCTGATGTCCTATCCGGAACGCCCGCCCCACCGCCCGCGGGCCAACGCCCTTTCGTGGCTCATCGCGTCGGCGGCGGTAACGTGCGCCGGTGGCTACATCCTGTTCAATCGCATCGACTGGATTGGCGCAGAAGCACCGATCGATGCGAAGGCCGCGCTCGTGGTTCTCTATGCCGGCCTCGCCGCCGCGTTCACGTCCCGCGCCGTCACCCGCGCTCCGCGGCCATGGCTGACAGTCAGCGCGGCGCTGTTGATGAGCGCCGCCGGCACGTTCTTCGCGCTCTTGGACCCTTTGCCGTGACGCCGGCGGCCAAGTATGCGCCGGCCATTCTCCCCCTCGCGTCAACTTCCTTCGTCGCTCACTCCGAGGTTATTATCCAGGTTGGCGCGATCGTCGTCGGGCTGGCGCTTGGAGCGATGTGGCGCGCGGGATCCCTGCGCGGCGACGGCAAGAACTGGAGCGAAGTGCGCGCTGACCTGGGGGTATCAGCCCTCATCGGCGGCGCCAACGCGGTCCTGGCAGTTGCGCTCGTCGACTGGTTGAACGTGGGCGTCCCGGCCGCCATGGCCGTCGGCGTCGTCGTCGGCGCGACGGGCCTGCGCGCCCTGCCGGAGATCCGCGACGCCTTCTTCGCCGTGCTTCGCCGCAAGCTGATCGGCGAAGACACGGTGACGCTGACCGCGCCCAAGGACATTGAGATGCGGGCGTTGAGGAAGCAACTCGATAACCCGGATCAGCAGCCCTCTCCCCCTTCGGTCCCGCCGGAGTGAGGGATTTCCCCTTCGCGGCGAAATAGGTTATGCCGCCGCTGCATCGGGGGATGACGGCATGAGTTGGTTCGACCACTTCGACCTCACGAAAGGCGATCTGCCGCCGTGGTTGAACCAGTTTGTCGCGATCACGCGGCCGCTCGGCACCAGCATGCTCATCGCAATTCCCGCGCTCGGTGCGTTCACGATCGGCGTCGTCTCGGGCTTCAGCGAACGGGCTGGCGCGGCCATGGCGAAGAACGCGGTTGCCTTCCTTCAGGGAATTCCCGACGCCGCCTATGCGATGATTACGGCGGCCGCGCTCGGCTACACCGCCGGCAAGAGTTGGGAGGCGATCAAGGCGCCGGCGCCGACGGGGGGCCAGGATCCGGAGGGCGCCACGCCCGCGCCGAAACCAACGTCATCCGCCCCGCCCGCCCGCCGCGCCCCGCCGCCGCCGGACGGCGACGTCGACCACATCATCGATCTCTCACAGGAATAGCCCATGGCCGCGACGCACCCTGATTTCGAGATGATCCAGCGCCGTCTTCGCCGGCTGGACCCGGCTTGGTATCCGCCAGCCATGGCGTTCGACAATGACTATGGGCCGAGCATGGCCCGCGGGCTCGACGCCGCGCTGGCGGAACTCGAGCAGGCGCATGGGCTCGCGCCGCTGACACTCGGCCCGAAGCCGCCGCCGGCCATGGCTCCCATCGGACCGAACAAGCTCGAGAAGCGCTTCCGGTTCTTGCTCGAGGATCCTGTCGCCCCGCTCATGGTGCGTGTCGCGGTCGACCTGATCGGCACGCTCGAGAAGCCCGGCGCGCCTGACAACCCCGTCATCATCGCGTGGGCGGACGAAGTCGCGCAATGCGTCGGCACCGCCTACAACCGGTGGGCGGCCGACTTCTACAACGATGACAAGATCCCGTGGTGCGGCCTGTTCATGGCCGTCTGTGCGGTGCGCGCTGCCAACGGCCGCCCCGCGCGCATGCCGCCGAACAAGTATCTGGCCGCGCTCGCGTGGGTGGAATTCGGCACGCCCATCGCCCCTTCCCATGCTGCCGTCGGCGACGTCATAGTCATGACCAGGGCGGGCGGCGGGCACGTCACCTTGTGCGTCGGCATCGAGAAGGGCGGCGCGCGCTTCTTCGGGCTCGGCGGCAACCAGGGCGACGCTGTGACCATCGCGCCGTTCGCCCTGTCGCGCGTCACCGCCTGCCGCCGTCCGAATTACCAGGCGCTCCCCCCGGGTGCGCGCCGCATCATCGTCGGCGCGTCGGGCGAAGCATCGTCCAGCCGCGAAGCCTGAAAGGAAAAGTTATGTTCCCTGTGTCTCTCATCGCCGGCGCTCTCCTGAAGAGGACCAGGCTCGGCCAGACGGCCGCCAATATCGGCGGATGGGCAATTACGATTGTCGTCGTGCTGATCCTGATCGCGATCGGCTGGTCGATGCTCAAAGGCTCGATCATCGACAAGCATGATCTCGAGACCCGCGCGGCGCACGCCGAACATGGTCTCGAGCAGACCAACAAGGCGGACGCCGCCGACGAAGATCTCGAGGCGCGCGATGATGCGGCGACGGATAAACTGGAAGAGGAAGCAACCAATGCGGCACATTCTGATCCGGCCGGCGCTGCGAAGCCTGTTGGCCCTGTCTCTCGTAGCGTCCACGACGGCCTGCGAAACAACCGACGTCCCAACCCCGCCGCGCCCTGACGTCAGCCGGGTTACGCCGCCCGCGCAGACGAACATCCCCCGCGGCTCGGTAGCGTGCGTGGAGTCGTCGACCGGCTGGTGCCTGTCCGACGACGAAAACGGGCAACTGCTGATCGACTTCGACGAAGCCGAGCGCACGCGCGACCGGATGCTGTGCTGGCTTCGCACCTATTTCGGCTATCCGGCCTGCCCGACCGAATGAAATCTCCCCCGCTGATCGATCGCTTCGCCGAACTTCTCGCCGAACACGATCTGTCGGCGGGGAACCGCGACGGCAGCGTGCCCAAGGTGGCCCGCGGGCTGGGCCTGACGACCAGCCAGGGCAACACCGTCATGCAGAACATCCGCCGCCGGCTCGGTCCGCAGGCGCGTTGACAACCGCCGCGAGTGCCTGCATTCATCTGGTTCGCGCCGTAGAGCAGTCCGGCAGCTCGTCTGGCTCATAACCAGGAGGTCGCGGGTTCAAATCCCGCCGGCGCAACCAGATTACCGGCCGAGGCCGAGGCATGTTGGCTTGATCCCCAGCGTGTCAGCGGCAGAAGCGGATAAGGAAAGGGGCCTTGCAAGCGGACCCGGTAACGGACCGCCCGCCCTGGGATGGTCGTCCCCCGAGGCCGTGGACCAGGTGCAACTCCTGGCGGTCGACCAGATAACCCCGCAAAGGGGAGGGGCGATCGCTTCGCGATCGCATGGCTGTCCGCTTCATTGGTTCGGCAACCTCCCCCCGCCGCCGGAGATCTCGACATGCGATCCCCCGATCCCGATTATGGCACCCTAGAACTGGTCGAGTGGGTAGACAGCCAGGCGACCTTCACCGGCTGGACGCTTGTCGAAGACATCGATCCGGCCAGACCAGTCGTCGGCGTGCTGAAGACGGTCGGTTGGGTCATTCGCGAAAACGCCGCTGCAATCCTGATCGCGCAGAACGTCGGCGCGACCGACGGTGGGAGTCACCAGATCTGCCACGCGATGACCATTCCCAAGGTCGCGATCACCGCCCGCACGCGGCTATAGTATCACGGCTGGTGCTCTGCTATATGCCGCGCAGGCAACAGGGAGCCCGACCGCCATGAAAGCCTTCGTCTTCAATCAGCGGGTCAAGCACGGCACGCTCGATTTCCATCCCGGCGTGTCATACGGCTTCGAAGATCCCGATGCCGCTCCCTATTTCAAGGCGTGCGGCTGGGGCGATAGCGCCACCGGCGACGCCGACGTCACGATCTCGCTTGGCGAGCTCGACATCGATCCCCTGACCGTTTGGGGCGTCGGCGAGGACCGCGGCAAATTCGTCATGCCCGACCGCGCGGCCGCGGAACTCGGCGTCGACATCGAGCGCGTGAAGACGTTCGTCTTTGGCGGCCACGGCCTCGATCAATTCAAGGAGCAGATTGCGGCCGAATTGAAGGGCTCGTCCAATGGCTAAACGGATGAACGATGGTGGCGCCGACGCCGCGCTCAACTTCTGGACCGACGCCGACAAGATGACCTTCTGCTCGGCAGAGCCGACTACCTATGCCCAAGGCAACGCGACTTACGCGCTGGCGGACGCGGCTCCAACCTACGACGCGATCACCGACGGCACCACGTCGGGCCGCAAGCGGGGTATCCAGGCCAAGACCGCCGTCCCCGTCGACGTGGCCGGCACGGTCAATCACGTGGCGCTCCTGAAGACCGGCGACAGCACGCTTCGCTACGTCACCCCGGCGCCCTCGCAGGCGATCAGCGCCGGCGGCACGCTCGACAGCGGCGCGTGGGCGATCGAGGTTTACGACCCAAGCTAATGGCGATCTACCAGGCGACCTTTGGAATTAGCGGCGTCAACACGGTCGATCAGGTTGTGTTCAACCTGAAGGCCGCGGCCGACGACCGGGCGTGGCTGCTTGAAGCCGGGTTCTTCATTCAGGTGGCTTCGACCAGCGCTCCCCGCTACGGCCTGAAGCGCATGAATGCGGTTGGCACCGGGGCGATCACCAACTCGACAGTCGCGCAAGCGGACCTAGCGGACGGTGCGGCGGCGTCGGCGTTGGAGACGGCGTGGGCCACGCTGCGCCCCACCGTAACGGGCGGGGCTTTCCGCGATTCGGCGATTAACAACACAATCGGCAACGGCGTCATCTTCGACTTCACCAACCGGCCCTTGATTATTCCTGTGGGAGCGGGGTTGTGCGGCGTGATCTTGAACGCATCCGGCGCGACACTTGGGACGCATGGCGGCTATGTAGTCTGGGAGGACTAAGTGCCCGTTCTTCGGAGCGGGGTGATTGGAGGCACATTCTTCGGTCGAGCCTTAGGTGCCACGGTAAACCGAGACACAGGCGGTGCCGCCGCCAAGTCCACTATCCTATCGACTTCCAAGAGCGCGCGGCAGTCTCCCCTGCTTGTCGGGACTGCGTGGAGCGCCGTCGATAAAGCGGCGAACATCGCCCTGTCGAATAACGATCTCACGGCGATCAACACCAGCGACGGCGGCTATACTTGGGACACGGTCCTTGCGACCAAGTCGCGCACCACCGGAACCCACTCATTCTCGGGCACGGTAGGCCCTGACAGCGCATTCGGCGGCAACGTCAGCTTCGGTTTTGTCGATTACGCCGCGTTCCCGACCTACGTCCTCGCTGGTTATTTCGTCGGCGGCATCGTCCCGAGCATCGGCATCGTTGCCTCCGACGGCGGCGTCTATCGCAACGGCGCTCTTATCGCGACACTCGGCAGCTACACGAGCGTCGACGCCGAAATAAACCTCGACACAGGCGACGTGCGATTCAAGCGCAACGGCGGATCGTGGGAGGGGCCTTACACCAGTGCCTTGACCGGCGGCGTCACAGTATTCCCTGGTGCCAGCGGATACCACTCCAAGAGCTTTACCGCCGACTTCACGGCGTGGGACGTCGAGGCCGTGGCCGCCAGCGTGTCTCCGGCCTCGAGCGCCCATACCCAAACCGCCGGCATCCCGACGCTTGCCACCAACAATTCGGTTGCCCCTGCGTCGAGCTCGCACGGGGTTGCGAGCACCAGTCCGACCATAACGTCATTCGACCCTGCGGCCGTGATTTCTCCGGCAGCGGCCGCGCATACGCAGACCGCCAGCCAGCCCTCGCTCGCGACGACCAGTCCGATTGCTCCCGCGTCGTCGGCTCACAGCCACACGGCGACGGTTCCGACGCTCGCGACTGCCAATACCATAGCACCGGCGACCGCCGCTCACACTACGACGTCGATCGAACCCACGATCGCGTCGAAGTCGGTCATCTCGCCGGAGTCCGCCGCCCATACACAGGCGGCATCCTCGCCGACCATCGGCGCGGTGAGCGGGATCCTGCCGGCCGACGCAGCGCATACCCATGTCGCCGGAACCGCCTCGATCGCCGCGCGAAGCTCGGTCGCGCCCGCCGACGCCGCGCACGGCCAAGCCGCGACCAGTCCGGCGCTCGCCACCGCGAACGTCCTTGCGCCGGACAGCGCGCAGCACAGCCAAACCGCCAGCGAGCCGACGATCGCGAGCGTCAGCCCGATCGCGCCGGCAAGCGCCGCCCATACCAGCACCGCCGAGAGTCCTACCTTGGCGCTGCCGGGCGCAATTTCCCCGGCTGGTGCAGCGCATGGCGTGACGTCTACCAGCCCCACCGTAACCGTGACCTTCGCGCTCGCGCCAGAAACGACAACGCACGGCCAGAGCGCCACGTCGCCGGCGCTATCGGCGCGCTCGCCGGTATCGCCCGCCAACAGCGCGCACCCTGTCACGTCCGGCCAGCCCTCGCTCGCTGCGCGCAGCCCGGTCTACCCAGCTTTGGCCGCGCACGGGCACAGCGCGTCGTCGCCCTCGATCGCCAGCCGGTCGGGCATTTACCCCGCGCTGGCAGCGCACGGACACGCGGCGTCGTCGCCGCTGGTCGCCTCGCAGTCGTTCATCGCGGTCTATTCGGCATTCCACGGGCATGTCGCCGGCTCACCGACGCTCTCGATGACGCCGCTCTATATGTGGAGCGCACTCGGCCGGACGATCAACATTACGGCCAACCTGGTCATGAATGCGCCGTTCGCCGGTCTCGAGAAGCCCGGCCTCGCCGCGGCCGTGGCGGGCGCGCCGGTCGCGCAGATCGAAGCCCCGCCCACCGTGCGCGCGGAATTTGATGATGGATTGTCCGCCCGGCTGGTATAGGCCCGCATGACGAAAGGAGGCGCGAGCGTGAGCTATTCCCGCAAGCAGGGCGACACCTACCCGGTGCGCGCGCAGATCACCGACCAGGCCGGCATCGTCGACGTCAGCACGGCCGACCCGGTCACGCTGTCGCTGGCCAGTGTCGCGCGACGCGATGTCGACGCCGTAGTTGTCGCCCAATCTGTCGGCGCGCCTGTCGCCATGGAGGGCGAAAACGGCTGGGTTGCTTTCCCCAATGTCGCCGGCATCGCCGTGCTCGCACCTGGTCTCTACAACGCGGAGATCAGCTTCACGATCGGCGGCATCATCTACACGACGGACACGTTCGCGTTCCAGATCGTGCGCCAACTGGCCTGAAGCTGGCCCTTGCGGAATCGCCAGCGCGCGCGCACTCTCTCCTTCCGGTGGGATCCATTCCTCTCCCGCCGGAGCGACCCCACACCTTGACGCCCGGTCAGATGTCCAGTCTGGCCGGGCCTTTTCACAACGAAAAGGGGCGACGAACTTTCGCCCGCCGCCCCCTGCTCGTTTTGAACCTGTTGACCACCAACCGATCGTCGAGCGCGTTTCCTATGCCATTACGAACCCGCCGGCGCAACCCGTCAGGGCCGCTCACCCCGCGCCCGCCGCGCCCCAATCGCCAGCACGGGCATCCGCGGCAGCAATTTGTCCATCTGACCCTCCGGCAACAGCGCCGCCAGCCGGACATAGAGCGCCTTGCAATCGAACTTGCGGCACGTCGACGGCGCCCGCTCATGGATCGTGCAGCCGCGCGGCCCGAGATAGGTGCACGATCCGTCGGCGCGCTTCACGAGCTCGAGCCGGACCATGTTGACGGTCGGGTCGAACGTCTCTTTCGTGCGATAGGCATCGGGATCGTCGCCGCGCTCCGGATGCAGGAAGACGTGCTCGTGGAAGCAACATTGCCGGCATGCTCCGCACGGCACGTCGTTCCGGGGCGGCCGCCCGCTCACCAGATCTGCCAGACCAGTGCGATCAGCGAAACCGCGGCCAGGATTGCCCACGGCATCGCTCGCCGCCGCACCCGTGCGCGCCGGTTGTCCCAATAGTCGTCGAAGTCCGGCTTGAGACCAGATTCCCGCCGACTCCTTCGCGCCCAGCGCGAAACGAAACGCGAAATTCCCATAGCTGCTTTCTCCCTTCAGTTTGCCCAGCGCGAGCGCTGGCGGTCGATCTCGTATGACGTGTTCCGGATGCCGACGGCGGGATCGCCGCGCCAGTGGGGCCGGACGAGAATATAGATGCCCCGCCACAGCCGCAAATGCGCCCGCACGAAATGCAGCGCGCGCTTCGCGCCGTCGCCGCCGCTTCCCTCCTGCACGGTGAAGGACTTGCGATCGACATTGAGCCGGACCGTGTGGTGGGGATGATAGGTATAGCGTCCGGCGCTGCGCCGCTTGCGGTTCAACCGCTCCAGCTTGGCGGGAATGCGCTTGACGATCTTGGGAGAATTGATGAGCGCCAGGAACGCGAGCACGATCGGCCGCACGTCCTCGAATGTCTTGGCCGCGAGCAGCGGGTTCTCGATGCCTTTGGCGCTCATATCCAGATCCAGCTTGGCGCGGCCGAGATCCAGTTTCATCGGCCAGCCCATCGGCTCGTCTTCAGCGTATCGCCACATCGTAAACATGCCACCGCCCTTGCGGACATCCTCGCCGACGTAAAACACCCCCACGTCGCCCTCGCCGAACGGCCATTCGAACCAGCATATCTCGGCCGGCATGAACAGCACGCCCGCCGATTGGAGCAGCTTGTCGCGGTCGCGCACGGCCAATTCCATAGCCAGGTCCACGACGTCCTGATGCACGCGGAGCACGATGCCGCGCTCGTTCACGACCTTTGCGCTCGCGCGCCAGGTCTCGTGCCCTTGGGAGAGGCGATCGAGCAGGATCATCAGTTAGCGCCGAGCGCCCGGCACAGGTCCACGAACCCGTGGAGGATCGGCGCGGCGAACAGCAGGACCAGGGTGAACCCCAGGATCATGATGACGAACGCTTGGTCGATAATTTTCTTCAGGTCGCGCATCAACTTTCTCCCTTTTCCTTGTCGGGCCGCAGTCGGACGATCCGCGCGCCGCGCAGAGCCCCGCTTTCCGTTCGTTCCATGAATTCCACTTCGACCATGCGCCCGGTGAGCGCGCCGCAGTCGCCGTCGCGCTTGTCGCCGGCCAGCATTTCCCGAATGACGGCTGGCATCGCCGCGACCTTGTGAACCTTGCCGCCGAGCCGAACCAGGGCGACGCCTCGCTCGATGTCCCCGCCGGGGATCACCACGTCGACCACCGGTCCGTCGAGCGTCGCCGCGCGCTTCAGCTTCAGCCAGTCGGTCGACCGGCCCCGGACATATTTGCCCCGGCCGGCCTTGACCACGACGCCCTCCCCGCCGGCCGCCCATGCCGCACTCGCCAGCGCCCGTGCGTCGGCGGGCGTAGGACAGGCCAGCGCGGGCATGAAGCACAGGAACGGCTCATCGTGCCCCGCCAGGTCCGCAATGCGCGCCAGCCGGCCTTGCAGCGGCATCGTGAAGGCGTTCGCGCGCCACTCGGCATAGGGCACCGCATCGAACAACCAGAACACGCCCGCGCCCATCCCGCGCTTGTGCGCGGCCAGCGTCGCCGCAAACCCTTCTGGTTCCTGATATTCGCCGTCGAACACCATCGCCTCGCCGAACCGCTTTTCCAGCCGGTCGAGCGCCGGCAGGCAATGCAGCGCGGCATCGAGCGGCAACGCCTGCCGGGTGACGATCCGCGTCTGCAACGCCAGCGCCCGAATGCCGTCGATCTTCGGCTGCGCCAGGGCGTGCGCCGGGTGCAGCGCCTCGGCCCAATGCGCGCCGGCCAGACAGCACGGTTCCGCCGCCGCCGTCATGCCGGGGATCATCTCGACCGGCTGGGGGCCGCGCGTGCCGCGCTCGTCCAGCGCCAGCGCCTTGCCGGCTTTCGCCATGACGCGGCGCGCGATCTCGCTAAACTGCATCGGACTGCTCCTTCTCGGCTTCGCGCCGCGACTGCCGCCACGCGCCTCGATCGAAATAGCGCAGCGCGCCGATGAACGCCTTGGGCCAGCCGGTGAGCGCGCCGCCCGCCACGGCATTGTAGCCCGTTCGGAAAGGCACGCCAAAGTCGGCTTCCAAGCTCCGCGCCAAGTGCGTCGGCAGCATGTCTTCGCCGCCCTCGTCATAGAGCCAGCCAACGGCCTGCTCCATGTTCTCGTCCGCACCCTGGTAGCCTCGCCGCCCTCGCGCCCGCTGCGCGCGGATTGCGTTGGAGTCCGGATAGACGTCCGCGGCATCGCCGGGGATGGCGTCGACCAGATCGTCGCGCAGGTTCGACGGATCGAACGAATTGAGCGCGCGGGCCATGGTGCCGTAGGCGACCGCCCGGAAGCGATCGACCATATCGGGCGTCGCGGCCGGCCCGATCAGACCCTCGACCACGGCGAACCACGGCCGGCTTTCGTCGTCGATCCACCACAGGGACAGGGCCGTATAGGCGGCGGTTGCCTGCCAATAGTCGTCGTCGTCGGGCCGGCTGGTGACTTCCGCGACGCAGGTCGCCCCGCACGCCAAGAGCGCCGTTCGGCTGGTGGGGATGCTAGGCATGGTTCAATTCCTTCCAAGTGTTCGCAGGCCAAGCCTGGATGTCGATCTTCCTGTTGCCCCGCTGCGCCAATTCTTCGGTGAAGGCGCGCAGGGCGGCGTCCATGTCGACCGCTTGGCGCAGCGCGTCGCGCGTCGCCGTCCGGCCGGTTGGAGTGCAATAGCGGGCGTGGAGCGAGAATTCAGGCATCGCGCTTCGCCTCGAGCCAATCTTCATACCCGCGCGTCGTATCGCCGTTGGCGACCTCGTATTGCCAATCTTCGACCGGGAATGCGGCGTGATCCGCCGGGCCGACCGACTCCAGCTTCGCCTCTTCGAATTGCAGGCGAAAGCCGGCCGCCGCCGCGTGCTGGTATTCGACGATCTGCTCGACAATAGCCCGCATCGGCTCGTCCGGTTCCAGCGTGTCGGCAACCTGCCTTAAGAGCCAGACGCGCTTGCGGCATCCGGTCTCGTATTCCGCCGCCGCAATTCCCGCGTCGCCCACCGTGGCATTCCCTTGGGGGATCAGATGGTGCGCCAGCCATTCGCCGAAATCCTCGTCGAGCCAGACCACGCAGTTATCATAGACCGTGCCACCCCATTCGACGTCGGGTGCATCGGAATAGTAGGGCTCGTCGACGCCCGCGCCGTCCCTCCACGAGACCGGAAAGGCGCAGAAATCGGTGTTGTGTTCGCCCTGGATAGGGGTGCCGTCGGGTGCCATGTAGGTCATCGGATCAGCCCTCCTTCTCGATAGGTGTGACAACGATCTGGAATTCCCGCGCCAGCGTGGCGACAAGATCGGCTGCGATCGCTTCGGCAGCGGCCCGGTCGAACGTCGCCGTTTGCGGCTGGCCGGGCACGGTGGGGTGTGAGCCCTTCACAAGATATAGCTTCATCGGTTTCCCTTTCGATTGTGGGGCGCGCCGGGCTGGCGCGCCCCTCGGATTGTCAGACCGCGACGTAGCGGTTGCCCCGGCGCTGAAGCACGGGCGCTTTGGCCGGCGCGTGGCGATGGATCGACCGGACCTGGCCGACGTCGGGCGCGGGGATTGCCGGCACGCTTTCGAGCGCGCGCGGCGTTCCGCCGGCGGCGCGCATGTCCGCCGTCCGGTTGCGGGCCGTCAGCAGGTCGCGGCCCAGCGCGGCAATCTGACGCTTCCTGCCGGCGAGCACGGCGGACATGCGGCGGGCGCGAACGATTCCGATGCGCGCAGCCCGGCCCATCTCGGCCTTGGTTTCGCTCACGCTGGCGAGCAATTCGCGGGCGTTCTTGGCTTCGTCGATCGCTAGGTCGCGCTGGCGCTCGGCCTCGACCGTCTCGGCCTCGGCCCGCACCGTCCGCTTGACGACGTTGCCCATGTGCACCCGCGCGTTTTCCTGTTCGCTCCGATAGGCGCGAATGCGGTTGCGATAGGTCCATGCGCGCCGGATAGCGCGCTCGTGCGCCTGGGAGCGGCGCACAGGCGTTTCGGACGCCTCGACCCCTACGTCCGGGGCCGGAGAGTCGCCGGCGGCTTCCAGCGGCTTCCCAGCGGCTTCCATCGCCGCGACTTTGGCCGCCAGATCGATCACCAGCGCGCGAAGCTCGGCAATCTCGCCAACATGCGTGGCTGCGCCGGTAGGCATGTCACCAGCTTGACCGGCTGGCACCGCCTCGATCGCAGCGTCGACCACAGGCACGACGACCGCCTCGACTGCCGGCGCGGGGCGCAGGCGGATGCACGGGATTTCCTTCGCCGCCCGCCCGCTTTGCGAGCATGCCGGATAGTAGATCACCAGCCCTTCGGGATCCGATGTCCAATCGGGCTGCTTGGGAAACCCGATCCACGAGCGCTCGCGAAAGCCGCGCACGTCCGCCGCCTGGCATTCGGCCAGCGTGGCATTCTCGCCAAGGAAACCGACGTCGCGAGCTCGCACCGTCGCCACCGTGCGAACGCGCGCCCCGCCCCAACCAGAGTCGGGAGCGTAGTTGTCGATGATCCAGCGCGAGCCCTGGCCAGCGGCCGCCTTGAACGCTTGGAGCGTCGCGAACATCGGCTGGCGAGCGCGGATGTCCGCCGCGACCGCCGCCGCCGATGGTTCGTCCGCCTGTTCCGGCGCGTCGGGCGAGTCTTCCGCCGGCGCGTCCGGCTGGCGCGGGGCGGCAGGTTCCGCCGGCGCGGCGGGCGCGTTCTTGAATTCGACGTCGGCGAACGGAGCGGGCGGGCCGTAGGATTCGGCCGCCTGCAATTCGGCCGCTTGAACGTCGACCGGCTGGACGTCGACCGGCTGGCCCATCGCCGCCGCTCTCACGTTCGCCCTCACCCTGGCGAGGCGTGCACGCTCGATTGCATCGCGCGGGCGCTCGCCCTTCATTGTGGCGAGCAGGCGCAGAAACCAATCGCGCGCCTCGAAGCGGCCCCTCCCCTCGCGCGTCGCCCGAAAGTCGATCGCCGCTGTCACCATCGCGCCAGCTTCCGCGCGCAGCCTGCCGATGCCCTTGGCCGCATCCGCTTTCGAGAACACGGCGCGGTTGGCCATGACAATAGCCGCCTTGGCGATGCCCTCCAGCTTGCCCGGCATGTCTTCGTGGAAAATGTCGAGCGGGGTGCGCGTCATCTTGCGGATACAATCGGGCGTGAACGGCCCGCCGGTGCCGATGTCGACGCGCATGGGCATAAGCACCGCGAGAAATTCGGGCGAAGCATCGCCCTCGATCCGTGCCGGCGCGGCGCAATCCTCCATTCCGATTGTCACCGTCTCGCCGGCGAAAGAGCCCATGAGATCGCGAACATATTTGGCATTGAAGCCGGCGCAGTAGTCATCGCCGAAGCTGGCCTCCGCCTTGAACGTCGCGCCGTCGATCACCGCCGTCGCGACGCCGTTGTCCGGGCATTGGCCATAGGCCGTGCCCCATCCATTGCCAGCGGACAGCAGGAATGAGCGAGTCCTGCCGCTCATGTGCGCCGAAACGCTTTTCGCCGCGTCGGCCAGCGCCTCCGCGCCCACCGTAATGACGCGCTTGGAAACGCCGTGCGGAATGACGCGGCTGTAATCGGGAAAGCTGCCGTCGATTGCTTTGGTAACGAATTCCATCCGCCCCACGATGCAGGCAAAGCGCGAGCCCTTGTCGAACCCGATCCTGGCCGTGCCCGTCGCGCCAGCGCTTTTCAGGCCCTTGCGGCGCAGCCACTCGATTGCCTTGCGCGGCACGATAGTATCGGGGAGCGCGGCGGGCATGCCATCGGGCACGTCGCGGGCAATCCGGCCAAGCCGGTGCCCGTCAGTCGCGGCCATGCACAGCTTGTCGGGCACACAGCGCACCGCGTCCCATGCCGCAATGAGCGCGTCCAATTCATCGATCCGCGCCCGCCGCGCCGCCACCGTTTCGGCATCGTCCGGCTCGCCTTCCGGCACAGCGCCGTTGTCGACGCCGGCCAGCAGCCGGGCACGCCGCTGGCTTTCATATTGCGCGTCGGCGAGATCGCGCCGCTCATTATCCGCCGCCTCATGTTCCGCCGTGCGCGGCTGTGGCGGGGCAATCCGCGTCGCATGAAAGAACACGCCGTTGAGATAATAGCGGGTTTCCTCGGTCGAGATGCACGGCGCAACCCGGTCCAGATCATGCCGCAGGGTTTCCGCGTCGACCGTGAAAAGCAGCGAGCGGTCGAATGTCAGAAAAGTTTGCATCGGGAAATCTGCGGCCGGCAGCGCCGGCAGGCTCGTGGTGCCCGCGTCGGTTGTCAGGATAGCGCGCCCCGCCCCGTTGTCGAAGATACGCACGTGTTCACCCGTGCCGCCCTTGACCGCTTTTTCCAGCGCGAAGAAATCGACCGCCAGTTGCCCGCGGTCGCCCGCAGCCGGCAGTTGAACCGAAAGCATGCAATCGAGGTCCGTCCCGCGCACCGTGAGGCAGTCGGGCGTCATATCGAGCAGCACGCATCCGAGAATGGGAATCGTGTTGCGCTTTTCGATAATGCCAGCGCCGGTTGCCCTCATTGCGCCAAGCGCGTTGGCGAGCGACTTGCGGTCGACAGTGAGCGACAGATACGACGCGGCGACGATGTTGGAAAATGCGTTCATGGGAAAAATTCTCCTTCAGGTTGGCCGCGGCGAATCGTGCGGCGGCAATGCTTCAGCTAGGGCAACGCTCGCAGGATTGCAAGCGCTGCAATTCAATCTCGCCAGTTGGCGCACGGCTTGGTTGACCATGCCCCGGCCATGCCGCCGCCCGCATATTCCGGCTCAAACCCGTAGCGGTCAAGAATTCCATAGAGGTGCGCCAGCTTCGCCACGTCATCGCGCGCCGTTTCCAGATCGCACGCCCAATCATCTAAGCTGGCCTTGTAGGTCGCCGCGAGCGAATCCGGTTGCACGAAATTGAGCGAATCGTGCGCGTCGTAAAGATCATGCAGGCCCCGCACCGCGTCGCGAAGCGCGACGACTCGCCGCTCCAATTCATCGAGCGGCACCCCGGCCCCGCGCGGCTTCGCTGGCGGGTTGAAAGGATCGAACGGCGCGCCGTCCTGAATAAGCGCAGCCGGGTCAATTTCGACCGCCTCCAATTCGACCGCGCGGCGCTTGTCGCTCGCCACGATAAGGCTCGCCACGTCATCGCCCACAGCTTCGCGCAAGCCCTCTTGGGTCAATGCCGCGTCGGCGTTGTAATTCAGGATCACGGGCACTCTAATTTGCTTTCTCATGTCAGGACTCCTTCTCGCAATAGATCACGGGGAACGCGCGTTGATCGACGCCACGGGCGCGGCCCATGCAGTCGCCGAAACTGGCGCGGGTTTCAAAAACGTAGGCGCTGCCGTCAGCCCGTTCCGCGACAAGCGCGAACGTAGGCGGGTTGGCTTCGCGCGGCTGGATCGATGCACAGCGGGGAAAGTCGGATTCCTCGGCGGCATAGAGCGGCCCGGCCGCGCCCTCGCACCCTATCCCGACAAGGGCAGGGCGCGGCGAGCGGCTGGCCTGCCAACCCGCGCCCGCCACTAGGGCGAGCACGAGCGCGGCGGGCATGAGCGCGCGGGACATCAAAGCGCCGCTCCCAGCCCTAGATCGCCCGCCACCATGGCGCGCGCTTCAGGCTCGCCATGGACGCGCCCGCATTCGGTCCGCAGCCGTTCCGCCCTGAATGCGAGATGATCGGCGGCCTCGGTCGCGCGGCTGGATGGTTTCGAGATTGTGCAGCATGGTCATTCCCTTTGTGAGTCCTGCCGTCATCAGGCGCGGGGCGGACAGATCCCGCGCGACTGGCGCAACGTGCGCCAGTTTCGGCTATAGTGCGGCTAGGCGCGCCATCCGGCGCGCGTCGCGAGCGGCAATCTCTTCGCGGCGATAGGTGACAGCATAACGCCCATTGAGCGCGCGAAGCGCCGCCATGGCGCGCCGTTGATCGCCCCGCGCCGCCTGATAATCCGGCCGCGCCCGAATGGCATCTGGCGTTAATCCCATTGGTCCCGTGCCAGCGCCTAGGGCGCTCATGCGCGCGCCCGCTTCGCGCTCTATGGCATCGAGGCGCGCGCGCTCGCAGATGAATTCGGCATAGGTCAAGCCGGGCGCGCTCATGTTTCGAGCCTAGCGAAATCGGGCGCGCTGGCGCGATGCTCTATGGCGTAGGACATGCGGGGCCGTCGCGGCGCGTCTAATTCCACGTTGACCCTATATCCGCGCCCCGCCCATGCGCGGCGCACGGGAAGGGCCGCCAGGGCGTTGCCTGCCATGCGGTCGCATTCAAAGCCATAACCGGCCTGCCATGCGTCGCCGTAGGGGCTGCTAGAATAGAAGGGACAAGCTGGCGCGCCATGCTCTAGGCATCGCCCCGCATTGCGGCGCGCTTCGCGGCCCTGTTCAAAGATGGGTGTGAGATCGCTCATCGTGCGGACTCCGTTATGGTGAAACCGGCGGGAACGTATCCCGTGCGCTGCGCCTCTAGGGCCGCTTGTGTTGCGTCGCGCATTGCATCGGCGGCGCTCGCGCGCGTCAGATCGCAGCGCCACGCGTTCACGCACGGAGTCGACCATGCGTTGTGTTCTATGGTGCGGACAGTGCCACGATAAGCGCCAGCTAGTGCGCCCGTGCCAATGCGGCGCGCGCTGGCCATGATGTAAGTGTTAGGGAAGGGCGCGCATTGCAGCGCTAGGCGGGGCGCGCTCACTTGCGGCCCCATGCGTCAACGGCCAGCCATGCGAACAGGCCAGCGAATGCCGTTGCGCCCGACGCCATGACAGCGACCGCTGCGCCGACATTGACGGGGCAATGAGCGGGAAGGGCGGAAAATCCAAGCCATGCGAGGAACGCCAGCGGGGCGAAGATCGCCGAGAGCGAAAGGCATAGCTGCAATTCACCACGCGCCCGACGTTGCGCTGGCGAGCGATAGGCGGGAAGACTAGAACGATAGGCCATAGTGGCAATTCCCTTTCCAGTGCGAGCGGGGCGAGTCGTGCGCCGCTGCAAGGCATCGTATCCCACGAGTCGCGAAGCATTGCAAGCGCTGCAATTCAGGGTGGGGCCGGGCCGAGCTCGGCCGCTCGGCCGGTCGATGATCGCGCTCGGCCGCCCCCCCCGGCCGCGGGTCCTTCTAAGCGCCGCGCGCGATGGGAGCGGTGGGGGACCGCTAAAAAATGCTCTCTCTCAACAAAAACGGATGCCCTTAACAGCAACGGCAAATTTCGTTGGTGCAGATCGAATGCGGTCAGTCGTCGAAGGGGAGAGGGATCTGCGGATCGGTTTTCGGCGATCGAGGCACGAATCTGACACGGATACGTGCCTCGGGCGTCCGCTTCGCTCGAGACTTTCGCTTCCAGCTATGTGCGCGCCGCGGCTTAGGCGGCTGGCCACCTGGAAGGCCGGCGAGGAATTCGCGGAAGGCTTGGCGTTCGGCCGGCGGGAGAAGCTGGGCCGCTTTCGACAGCGTCCACGCGATCGAGCGGCGGCCGTCAGTCAGAGCAGCGGCCCAATCACGGCCGCCGGATCTAGCGGCTCTGGATCCTCGCTGACGTCACCAGCTTCAGCGCGACACTCGCGGCACCAGGTCGGGTGCTTTCGATCCCACAGGTCGAGGCGATAGCACGGCGGATCTCCGAATTCGGCGCACCGTTCGCGGCAGGCATCGCGGACCTGGCGCTCGAATGTGCTCACAGCAGCGTGGCCGGTTTCGACGAAGGTGAGCTGCTTGGCGCCGGGGATGCCTTGGAGATGGGCGGGGAGGGCGTCGCCGGCTCGACACACAGGGCAGGTGCATTCGAAGAGGTGCCCCGAAAGTGCTCCCGACAAAGCCACGGCCCTTGTGTCCCCTGTTTGCTGAAGGCCGGGTGTGCCGCCTGGCACCCCGGCACTTCGCAGATCGTCGGCTTCCACGTCGGCGCCGGCCCGCGGACGAACGGTCGACGGTATTCGGGCATCAATGCCCGCCATGCGCCGCCCCGGACTTCATCGTGTCGACATAGCGCGCGACGTCGTCGAGGGTCTTGAACCCGGGGACGATGGAGTCGGGGATCTCAACCTTGAATTCGTCTTCGACGGCCATGACGAATTCGACCTTGTCGAGACTGTCGAGCGAGCCGTCGGCCCAGCCCTTGCCGTGGTCGGCGAAGATCTCCGCGCCCTCTTCCTGCGCGCGCTCGGCGATCGTCTCGCCAAGCTGCTCGGCCATAAGTTTTACGAGGCGGTCCTTAATTTCCTGCATCGTCGTGCTCCCTCTAAAAAGGCGCGGCGTGATTGCCGCTCCCGTGTTCATAACATCAATCCCTGCGCCGGTGCTTCAGGCTCGGAGCAGAGCGTCGAGAGCACACCACGCCCGCGCCGCAGCCAGTGGGAAAACCCCGTTACCGGCCGCTCGCAGTCGGTCCACCCGATAGGCCAGCCCATCAGCCACTCGACGAACAGCGGGTTCAAGGTCCGGCGCACGCTCGATGATGTCTCGCCAGCGGCCGTCTGCGGGTCCGGGCGCGCACAGTGGGAGCCATGCGCTACGAAATTCGGTAGCTGATCCATGTGCATCCGGCCCGTCCCGTTCGTCGTGACGTGTTCCTCGGAATTCTCGCCCCGGTAATCCCGGGTTGCCGGCGTCGGCCACGCCTGCACTTGATGCAGACCGGCTTGCGTCGACAGGAGCGTCCCGCCCTGCGACGTCCGGCCCTCCCTCATCCCCGTGTCGTCCGCGCAAAGCGTCGTCCAGTGACCGTCGACGGTCGCCGTTCGAGGCGGACCCCACTTCGGCATCCATTCCTCCGCGACCCCCTCGAGCGTCGGGCGTTGCATGTCCGGATTGCCATGGTCCCGGGTGTAGCCGCCCCGCGCCACCCGCGCGCTCGGCCATGATGAAGAGTCGCTCTCGCTTGTGGGAAGCGCCGGCCTCGGACGCGCTGAAAATTCCTGCCGCAACCCGATAGCCCATCCGCTCCAATGGCGGGACCAATGCCGCGAGCTGTCCGTCCGCGTTCCCCGTGACGTTTTCTCGGAAGAGACGATGCGCCCCGCACTCGTCGACGATCCGGAGGACCTGGTCGATGAGGAAGCGATCGTCGTCGGCGCCGAGCCGCTGTCCGGCGAGGCTGTTGGGCTGGCAGGGGTCGCCTGAAGCGACGCAATGAACGACTCCACGCCACGGTCGAGCGTCGAAGGTGGCAAGGTCAGACCAGATAGGCGCCGGATGAAGGGACGCATCTTCCATACGCGCGACAAGTGCCGCGGCTGCATAGCCTTCCCTTTCAACGTAAGCGACGCCGCGCGCTCCTGGCACGGCAATCCGGATGCCGAGTTCGAGCCCTCCAACCCCGGCACATAGACCCAAGACATTCATTTTCCTCTCAATGCCGCAAGAACGAGATGCTGTGATCGCTCGTCCAGCACAGACCGCAGCGCGCGCAATCGTGGTCGGCCTTCCGCTGCGCCGGGCACACGATGAAACGCGCCTGGTCGATGCTGTCTACGACTTCGGAGCACAGTTGCGGGAACGCCGCGCCAGACACGCGCATCATCGCGCGATCGTCGAATTCCTCCATCATCTCGAGCACCGCGCGGCCGATGTCATCGCCGGGCTGGCGAGCGGTGAAGCCGAAGACGTGCAGCGCGTCGAATTCTCGCATCATCTCGCGCCAGAATTCGACGTAGCGCACCGAATAGAAGTCACCGAGGACGTGCAGGCGCACCGCGAATCCGTCGGGATGCTGCGCTGCCTTGCGCGCGATCTCGGCGTGTAGAATTAGCTCGAGGAAGCCGTCGTCGAAGATCCGCTCGATCGTCGTGTGGCCGAGATTGTTGCCGTAGCAGGTGTCCCATTCGAGGCACGTTCGCGGGCAGGTGGCGCGCTCCTCGAGCGTCAACGTGAGCAGCGGGAAGCCCTTCCACTTGCCCTTCATCGCGACATCGCCGATTTTCGAACTCCACTTGCCCGATTTCAGCAGCCGCTTCGCGCGCGCCGCCGGCGTCACCGTCCGGCCGTGGATGGTGCGCCCCGCGGCGAGCGCCGGGTGCCACGGATCCAGTGAAACGCGCGCGCCGTCGGGCTTGCCGACCCGCCTTGGCCCCGCCGGTCGGCCGCGCCGCTGGTTCCGCGCCGGCAGGCCGAGCTTCTTCGCCCGCTGGTAGATCGCGCCGCGGCTCGATCCGAGAGCGTCGGCCATTTCGTCGGCAGACGCTCCCGACGTCCACAGACCGCGCAGCTTCTCGTAGCGCGCGTCATCCCAGGTGCGCTTACGCCCCATCGTCAGGCTCTTCGTCGCTCACCATGACCAGCGTGCCGTCGACATCGTCGGCGTCAGCGTCGTCGGTCTCTTCCGGCGAGGTCCAGACCAAGTGCCGGTCGATCCATTCGCGATCGCACGGCGCGGAGATAAGGCCCCCAGTGCTTCCCTGTCCGAAGAGCACACCAATGCTGGCTGTGATACCCTTGACGCCGCGCAGGCGCCAACCGACCTGGCCCTCTTCCGCCCGGGCATCGGCCGCGACGCACAGCTTGGTCCCGCCGATGTCGACAAGCATGCGGTGGCCAAGCTGCTCGGCGCGCACAAGACGCTGGAGATGGAGGGCGTAGTCGCGCTTGCTCGCGTCCAGCAGAAGGGGAGCGATCGCCTTCTTCACAGGGTCAATGCGCCAGATACGATAGGTTTTCTTCGGCATAAGGTCGTCCTTAGGTGAAATTGGCGCGCAGCGCGTCGAGCACGAGCAGGGCCGCCCGCTGCGGGTCAGTTTCGGCGGAAAATGGCATTTGAAGCGCTTCCCGGCGCATGAGGGCGACAAATTCGGTCATCCCCGCCCGTTCAACCGCGGCGAGCACTGTTTCGCGGTCGAGAGCGTTCCCGCCGTCGTCCTGCGCGTCGACAGCGGACGCCAGGACGGTCGCAAGGTGCTTGTGGTCATCGGAGCGCCACCGAAGCCCTGAAATCGACGCTCCGTGAACATCGAGCACACTTGGATTGTCGATTATGCCGAGAATGAGCGCGGATTCGACCGCGATGTTGACATTCCGCCCCCGGCCGCGCGCTTGATGATGCCCGGGCGCGGCTGCTTGCCGTGCACCGGCCGCTTGGAAGAGTTGGCGCAGGGTATCCGCATAAGCAGAGCGGACATCAGGATTCCGTGCGCTGGCGAGCACCCTCTTGATCTCGGTGGCCAGGGCGGCGCGTTGATCGGGGTTTCGAACGTCGAATCGCGCGAGCAGATCGCGCCAGATCACGTCGACAAGCGCCTCGCCGGCTTCGACCATCGCGTTCACCGCCTCGAGCCCGCCGGTGCGCGCCAGATCGTCCGGATCGCTGCCGTCCGGGGGGAAGGCGAAGCGCAGGCTCTTGCCCGGCTCCATGACCGGCAGCGCGCGGTAGG